AAACCATCTGTTCCATATTCCATACCCCGATATTCCAGAGCATCCGGTTGAAGCTCCACAAAACTTTCTGGAAAACATAATCGAGTTCTTCTTCCGAAGGAAGATTTTTGATATCATCGGCCGATTTCTCGCACCAGTGGTGCGAGTTTTTCGGCCAGCTGGATAAAATAAACCTGTGCGGCCGTACCATAGGTACTATATTTCCTGTAGACCCACCAGCACCGTATACAGAGAAAAACCAAAAAGAGAAGCCAGACAACAAGAAATGTGACAAGAAGCATCAAGGGGTCAAGTATCATAATATCCTCCACACTTTTATTTGTATTATTATACCATATTTCGGCAGACAAGTAAACAAGTATATGTATAAACACAAACCCTTGAAACATAGGGTTCTCAAGGGTTTCGGCGGTTTGTATTTCCTACTGTGCCAATCAATAAAACACCGGAAAATATAGGGGTTTTCATAGAACGGGGCCAAGTCAAAAATCCAATGAAAACGAGTAGTTATAGAGGTCGATTTCGTGACAAAAATATCGTATTTTATGATATTTTGAACAAATCGTCTGACAGAGATAAATCGATCAAATCATCCGGTTGGAAACCAAATGACTTTTGGATGTGTCCATTTGTAAAATGCCTCGGTTCATCAAACTCCACAATAATGCCCAGATATTTACCACTATTACTTATCACCTTACCCGTTTCATCATAGAAGAAATGAAAATCCTGGCAAGGTGTTATTACTCGTACCGAAGTTCCTACGGGGAACATTTCAAATGTATTATCGAGTGTATTGTATTTTTTCTTTTTCTCCATCATCACATCATAAACACTTGGCATAAACATTCTCCTATCGAGTTTCAACTGTAACAATATAAATCATTCGAAGGGCTTTTTCCCATTCCTTTATCGGGTTATTTTTTTCTTTCCTTCTCTTCCAGTAAGAGTATTCCCACCGTTTGTAAACATTTTGGAACCAATCTTGTCCGTTTTCTTTTCTTTCGATAACGATATTTACCTTGTCTCCCGGCTTTATGGACGGAACCTTCTTGGATTTTGGTGATGAATTATAACCGATACCACCGTTATATCCTATGACATAATTTATACCATCATTCTTGTTGTGATACAGAATATAAATATATTTCGGGTCTGCGTCTACTATTTCTCCTTCAATAATATAATCACGAAATACTATTTCTTTTTCTGACGAGTAATTCAGTATATCCTCAAACATTATTATCACTCCACATTTTCAGATGGATTTTATCCTTCGTGATGAGGGCCAACCACTTGATAGGTGTAGGTTGAACAGACCAGTAGACATCATTCCTTATTATTTCCAGAAGCCTCTCCTGTGAAAGGTCTGTATCAACTTCCTTCCTCACCTTTTGTCCTTTATGTTCCACAATCAGTTTCATTACGAAAATAGCTTCCAGATATATCCGACAACGACAATAACAGCCACAAAAATCAAACAGTATAGTGCCCAGAGGGCCAGACTTTTTCCCTGTTCCATATTACTTCTCCTCTTTTTCTTCTTTTATATTCGTTTTTGTGGCCTTCAGAGTGGTTCGACATTTTTTACATTGGTAAACCGGAATGTAGGCTTCTCCATCTCTTTCCAGTTTTATTACTTCTACTCTTCCGCCACACTTACAAACAATCATTTCCTGTGTTGCCTCCACAAAAACATACAGAAATTTGCCACATCTACTTCTTCATTGTACCCAAGAAGTAGACGGCCGGCGTGATAGTGTATTCTCATCAGGATTTCATCTCTGGGCATTGTCTCCCAACCTTCAAACCCCTCTTCATACTTTTCTACCAGTTTTTCCTTCATTTCCTTGGAGAACCCATCAACACAAGTTTCCAGTTTTTCCTTCTCTTTCATATTACCTCTATTTCTGGATGTTTATATCTATATCATCATCTTCGGTGACATCACCGCTAAATTCCATTTCATTGAATAGCCTCAAAAGAGATTTTGAAATCGTTCTGGATAATCTGTCATCTCCATCTCTCAATTTATCCAGTTCTTCCATAGAAAACTCCACATTTGCCATCATTATGGGGTATCTCTTTCCCGTTTCCTCGTCTTTCTCAAATCTTTTTGTAAATGATACTTTCATTTTTTCTCTTCCTTATTTTCAAGTGGGGTAGTCGAAACAAATACTATAAACTCTTGGTCGCAATTCGAGCAAAAAACAAGAGTTGAAACATCGTATACCTTCCCATCTGCTGCGGGCTTACCATAAGCTCTATCTTTTATCAATAAGATATCATCACAGCCGCACTTTGGGCATACAATTTTCATAATGAGGCTATGTCTTTCCGGCCCACTCTTTTTATTCACAATATCATCAAACATTTTATATTCTCCTATTTTTTGGGCGAGACAAAAATCCTCACATCCATAATAAAACTTGAAAGACAATAATTACAAATATATTCAAACACGGTTATGCGGTCTGTGGTTGGATTATTTGGATTATGGGTGGAACTGATTGTTGACATCAATGTCAGGTTGTCAGATGAACAGATAGGGCAATAGATATCAAGATGGTAAGGTTGTCGAACATCTATTTTCTTGTCTTTTCCCGTTATATCATCAAACATCTTACTCTTCCTTATGAGGAAATCTCGATTTGTTTTCTTTCTTCAGGCTTATGTGAACCCGTAAAATATCTTCAAAGGGGTCACCGTTGTTTCTTACACCGCTTCTGTTTGTTTGTTCTTTCGAATTCCAGAATAATTCAATTTCAATACTGTGTGGTATCAATCCCACTCTATCTCTCAATTCTCTCAAAGCTTCTTTTATTTTACATTCACACTTCTCAACTTCGTTGACGATTAACCTTTGTAACATATCATTTCAAGCTCCCTGATTTCAATAGATATATCAAAAAACTGGCTAATCCTATTGCCGATATGAGGTAGATAATCATTATCATACCCCCCCAAAAGGTTGTAATAATACTTTTGATTAAAAGATAAAATAGTCTCATTTTACATTATCTTTCTTTGGAATGCCAAAACTATTCAATGGCCGAAAAACTACCCTGTTGCATTTCAGACAAACAACAAGGTCACCGATAGTGATAAATCTGTTTTGTTTACCACTACCGTCCATACCGGCTATAGGAAAATCTCTCCAATGCCCTCGGTGAAACAAAAAACATAATATTTTCTTCATATTATATCACATCTTCTCTTACAAGTAAATACGCGGTTATGGCAAATCTTATTCTTTCCCACATTTTGTCACGATCTTCCATCGTTTTGAACGACCAATAAATCTTGTCGTTGGGGATATAAAAGACAATTGTAAAGTAATTATCACGGGCTGTATCAATCTTTTTCATTTCACAGACCTGATATAAATTCACAATACTGTTTTTATATTCTATGAACATCTTATTTCTCCTTTATTTCCACTATCTTATCCACTTCAAAGTGGTAGCGCAAATCTTCACCAAAGTAAATTTCCACAGTTTTCTTTTTGGGGTTTATTTTTGCGGTGGATTTTACCTTGATATTATAATAACCAGCTGGATCATATACGGATTTTTGTTTGAACATATCTACTCCTATATTATATCACGGCGGGGGGATTGCGTAAATAACATTATTATTTATCATAAATATAGGTGAAAGATCGTTTGGTGGAGATCCACCGAAAATAAGAAGCGGAGGTATGAACTTATGTTTAATCCTTTCAACATTCTCGTGGCTGTAGCCGTTGTGGCTGTAGCCGTGGCCGTGGGTCTTTTCCTTGTATGGAGAAATAACAAGGTAAAGTTTGTCGCCGTTATGGCTGTACTGGATGAACTCATCAGCGGTAAGGTTGATGAGGCGGCGGTAAAAGCGGCCGTGGAGAAAATCAAAGAAATCCTTGGTAAGAAGTAGTTTTCTTACAGGCGGGGGGATCAATTCCCCCCGTTTACTTTCCTTCCCCCGTGTGATATAATTTGTAAAGAGGTGTCATATGAACAAATCACTAATAAGATGGGATAGCTACTTTCGTGGTCTGACCATATCAATCGCACAAAACAGTCAATGTCTTTCAAGAAAAATTGGGGCAATCATCGTTTTGGACAAGTCCATTATCTCCACCGGATACAATGGGCCCCCAAGGGGAGTTCCCCCCTGTGATGAAAGATGGGGGAAAGATCATTCTCTGGAATATGATTTTCCAGAGAAAGTGAGACAGGGGAAGTGTCCGAGAAAAGTGATGGGGTATGAAAGTGGTCAGGGGCTTGAGTATTGTATCGCCGGCCACGGGGAACGAAACGCCCTCATCAATGCCGCTCGACACGGTATAGCCGTGAAAGGGGCGACAATGTATTGTAACTGCCCCATACCCTGTACACCTTGTCTTGTGGAAATTATCAACGCAGGTATTATCGAAATTGTTGTCACAAGTCTTGAGACATACGACAAAACATCGGAATATCTTATAATGCAAAGTGGAATAGTTGTGAGGAAATATTATGGTAGTATGTGAAATACATAAAACAAGAGACAAATATAAAACAACGGCACAATTTATGTTTGATAGACATATGTTTGAGGAAGTAAGCGGAAATGTAAGACTGCTTCTACCGGAACCTATGAGACACGGGGAAATAGAAATAAACAGGGATGAAGTTAGTTTCAATTTATATGTGAATGTCACACAAGACCAGTATTTATTGACAGCTTATACACAAGACAAAAAAACGAGATTTGATGCCTGGCAGTCATCAAATAACATTATTTTACAGTTCCACGATGGGGGAACCCATTGGCACGAATTTACCAGAACCATCTCCATATGTACAACTGCTAGAAGCCCAAGTGGAAATATAACCATCCTGTTACCGGAACACACTTGTGATGAGATAAAAGCCGCGGCAGATGAATACAATACAATGCTCACAAACAATATGAGGGGGGAGGATTTACATTTCGGAAGAAAAATTGATGTACCCGATTTAAGGAAGGATATGAATTACATTCCAGATTTTCTATTCAAAATAGAATGAGGAGGTAAATTTGAGAAAAAGACTGAAGAAGAAATTGAGGAGTTGCCCGAGTTGCAAACCACACAAGACACACGGTGCTCCAAGATGGAAAAACAAAGACCTTTATGAACTCAAATTAGCGGAGGATGAAATTTTAGAAACAAAAAAGAAAACACCAACGGAAGTATTGGAAGAAACGGATTTTGGTATACCAACAAAATACGACAAAGTTTCCGGAATAATTATTCAGTAAACCCGAAAATAGGGTAAAAAAGATGGTGAGGCGGAAGAAATTCCGCCTCTTTTTTTGCATAAATATTAGCGTGGAAAGAATAAAACTGCACGACAAAATAAAAGTAAACAGAAGTAACCATCCTATGTATGGTTTGAGAGGAAAAGTTGTGGGAATAAGGGGTGAAATAGAACCGGGCAATTTTTGGCTTTTGATCTATTTTCCTTCCCACCAAAGAAGTTTTCTTGTACCAGAAATATATGTAGAAAAGGAGTAAGTTATGTCAGAAAGGGTAGTGTGGTGGAACGGTAAATTCATACCGGAGAGGGAAGCTCGTGTCAGTATCTATGATAGCGCCCTGATGTTTGGCGATATGGTATTTGAAATGACACGATCTTTCAAGAAAAAACATTTCAAACTCGATGAACATATCCAAAGACTTCTCGATTCTGCGAAGTACATTCGTCTGGAAATCCCCTATTCAAAGATAGATTTGATTGATGCCTGTGTGGCGACTGCCTTGATGAATGACCGAGAATTCAATCCAGACGATGAACATCGGTTGATGATAAATGTCACACGGGGATTATTATCAATCTATCGGGGTATCGACCTTGAAGAGAAGGGGCCGAATGTCATCATAGCGGATTTCCCCTTGAGGTGGACGGTACAGGGTATGGGGAAACTGTTTGACACCGGGGTAAATGCTGTCACGCCAAATCAGAGAGCCATCCCGGCAAGATATCTGGAACCCAAAGTGAAAAATAGGTCAAGACTTCACTACTTGATGGCAAATATCGAAGTTTCGCAATACAAGGGAGAAAATAACTGGGCCCTCTTACTGGACGATGACGGGTTCGTTACAGAAGGTACTGGGGCAAATTTCTTCATCCTCGAAAAGTCAGGTAGATTGATAACATCTCACGGAAGAAATGTCTTGAGGGGCATCAGCCGGGCCTATGTAAAAACTTTGAAATCGACATTTGAAAAAAATATCGAATTATATGATGTAATGATGGCAGATGAAGCTTTCTACACGGGAACTCCTTTCTGTATTATGCCCTGTACATCTATAAACGGGGAAAAAATCGGCAATGGGAAAGTTGGGCCAGTCACAAAGGAGCTCTTGAAACTTTGGGGAAAGAATGTGGGCATAAATATTGTAGACCAAATCAAAAAATGGGATGAGGATAGTGTAAAGGACGGTGCCACACCATATGCTTTCAAATAATCCAATTGTAGATATTACAATTACAACCTACAATACGGAGAAATATATCGAGGAATGTGTGAATAGTGTCCTGTCACAGTCTTATAAAAACTGGAAAATATATTTTGTGGATGACTGTTCGACAGACAATACGGTAAACAAAATATCTTCTCTTGGTTTGGATGAAAGACACTTTCTATGTGTTTTAAATAAAAATTATGGTTATGGAAAATCCTTGAAAACGGCTATTGAAATGGGAAGAGGTGAATTGGTGGCGGTTTTGGACTCGGACGATTATTTGTCAAGGCCGGATGCCTTGGAAATAATGGTCAGAGAACATCAAAAATATCTCGATGCCTCTCTTATATATAGTAATTATTATAGGCTGTATAATGGAGCCAAGCATTTAGTAAAAAGTCGGGCATTAAAATCAAATGAAAAATATTGTGAAAAGCAAAATATTAAACCAAAATTAAATATTAGTCACTTCAAAGTTTTCAAAAGAAAATATTATGAGATGACAGAGAGATTGGATGACACTTTAATTAAATCTGTAGATAAGGATTTGATACTAAAATTGGAGGAGGTCGGACTATTAAAATATATCCCATATGATCTTTATATTTATCGTGTAAGGGATGATAGTATTTCAAACCTATATAAAAAACTTCCAGAAGAGGAAAAGAAAAAATTATTAAAAATTAAAAAACAACTGTTTGAAAGGAAAAAAAATGAAAATATACACAGACAGTAATCACATAATCATTCACAGGATTCATCCATATCTCAAAAAAATGGGATGTGAGCTTTCTCCGATACCAGCCGGATGTGATGTTTATCTGGCCTTCGTTCATATCAAACCCACAAAACTTCCGACTGTATTGAGGCTCGATGGGATATATTACGATAGTGATACGGACTACAATTCAAGAAACTCCGGTATAAGTCAGGCACACAGAATAGCAGATGCCGTCATTTATCAGAGCCATTTCGCCAGAAGTATGTGTGAGAAGTATCTTTCTCCAAGGAAGAAAGAAGCCAAACCATTTGTCATTTACAACGGGATTGACAAAGATTGGTGTGGGGAGTTTGTCGAGCACGAAGGAACGAATATCATTGTCACAGCGAAGTGGAGGCGACACAAGAGACTACAGGAAACAATCCAGTTATTTTTGAAACACTACAAGAAATATCCACATACCCACTTACACATTTTTGGTCTACTTCATCAGAATGTTCCGGTAAAACATCAAAACATCCATTACTACGGGCACGTTGACAGGAAGGATTTTATGGGTCATCACGCTATGGCGGACTTTACAATCCATCTGTCAAAAAAGGACGCGTGCCCAAACTCCGTGGTTGAAGCCATCGGGGCGGGAATACCAGTTATAACGACCAATGCCTGTGGTGGCTCGACTGAAATGTGTGCTATGACAGGCGGTTGTATTATATGTGACGGGGATGAAAACACCATAGAACCTTGTAAACCCTATACGGACGCTTACAATGTAATGCCTCCGGTACTGGAAGAAAACCTATTGGGGGCGATGGAGACAATCGAAAAAGATAAATATTGTGTGGAGTTGCCCAAGGAACTGACAGCGGAGTATGTCGCAGAAAAATATTTTGAGGTTTTTAAAAGTATAAAATGAACAGAAAAGACCACATTCTGAGAACATCTGACGGAAAGGAGCCCCGCGTATGGTTATCTGATTATCCCGCGGTTGATATTGCCGTGACTACATTCAATGTGGCAAAATATGTCGAGGATTGCATCAAGAGTATTGTCGAACAGACATACCCATTTTGGCACATTTATTTCGTGGATGATTGTTCAAAAGACACTACCGTAGAAAAGATAAAAAATCTGGTAAAGAAATATGAGATAAAGGAAAAATGTTCATTCTTCCAGACAGAAAAAAATAGTGGGTACGGAACAACCTTGAAATGGGCGATAGAAGCCGGCAACAATGAATTGGTGGCAATCGTGGATTCTGACGATTTTCTCGATGACAAAAATGCCCTACAGATTATTGTTGATGCCCATAGGGAAAGACCGAATGTTTCAATGATTTATACTGACTACTATGAAATAACAACGAGAGGATATCAACAAAAGAGCTTGATAAAAGCAAAACCACCTACGGAACAGTTTTTGGGAGGATTTACAAATAATGTCTATAACGGAACAGACGCGGATATCAGCCATTTGAAAACCTTCAAGAGAGAATTTTACAATATGACTGTGGGGCTGAACCATAGGTTATTGAAAGCCGTTGACAAAGATGTGATATTGAAACTGGAAGAAGTCGGAAAATTATTCTATTTGAGAAAACCACTATATTGTTACAGGAAACATTCCGCAAGTATTTCTACTGTATGGAGAGATAGGTCTGTAGAGTATAAGAATAAGGTTTTGAAACTCAAGGGCGATATGTACCTGAGCGCAAAACACAGAAGGGAAAGAGGAATATTGATGAAGGTAGGAAATACTTATACCTACTATGAGAACGGAAAAAAATTGGGGCTAAATTGTAAACGGGAGGATGTTGAAGAATGTACATTGTGAGTTTGATACCTGCAAGAGAAGGATCAAAAGGAATACCAAAGAAAAATTTGGCTTTACTGGATGGAAAACCACTCATCTACTATATTATCCAGAGTAGCCTAAACTCGATATGTCACGACACTTTCGTTTCATCGGACGGCCCTGATATTTTATGGTATTCGATGGAACTCGGAGCAAAGGTCATAGAACAACCGCCTATCATTTCCGGTGACAGGAACTCCATCGAAGAAGTGATAGCATTTTTCACGGAGAAAGTCGAATATGACATTCTCGTTCTCCTTGCACCCACATCCCCGCTGATAGAACCCAAACATATAAATGACGGTATAGAGAAAATTCTCGTTCACGGTTTCGATTCTGCAATCGGGGCTATGGGGATGGAGAAAAACGATATATTGTTTTGGGATGGTCTGGTCAGGCAACCGATAAACTATGAGTTGAAGAAAAGGGGCAGGAGACAGGACAGGGAAGAGAACAGATATTATATTGAAACTGGTGGATTGTATGTAACAACCCGAAAACAGTTCCTTCAATCAAAGTGTAGAGCTGGAAATAATGTTGGTTTTGTGGAAATCCCGTTCTGGAAACATTTTGAAGTTGATACACAGGAAGATTTGAGGATGATAGAAGCCATAATGAGGGGGAGAAATGGTTTATAGGGAAAGAAAGACACCCTCTCTGAAAGAACATATTCCGTTTTCAATGTACGAAAGGAATAAAATCTGGCTCGACTGTGCATCAGGTGATGGTTATGTAGTGGCCGATGGTTTTATTCGAGGCAGAGAAAAAAACAAGAGTATTGTGCCAGGAAATTATATCTGTGTTGATATGGACAGGAAAAAATTGAAAAGAATGGCGGAAAAGGGTTCGAACAGTTAGTAGATAATCTACTATAATCTACTTGACACTACCAAAATCTTTTAGTATAATTGGAGGTGAAGGATGAAACGAGCGATGGTCACACGAGTAACCAAGACTGAGTTTGAACTTGACGACGGGCGGGTTTACCAACACCCGTTTGAACTTGATGAAGTTCCCACCAATGAGGAATTTCAGCGCATCTACAACCATTGGCGAGAACTTTTCGAGAAGGAACTGGATGGCGAGCAAGAGACTAATCGGGATAGCGAAGGCCGCTGAACTTCTTGGCGTTGGAATTTCTACGCTCCGAGCATGGGATGATTCTGGCGCGTTGAAAGCAGAGCGCACAAAAGGCGGACATCGGAGATACCGCATTGAAGATATTGAGCAACTTCAAGGTATCGTTTCAGAAGATGCTCCACCAAATGATTGTGCCGCAATCTACGTGCGGGTGTCGTCTCATGACCAGAAACAGAAAGGTGATTTGGAACGTCAGAAATTGCGCCTGCTTGAATACTGCGCCAACAAGCAATACCGCGTTGGTTATGTATTTGAGGAAACGTTATCTGGTATGAACGACAATCGCCCCAAACTTCATCGGCTATTTGACCTGGCAATTGAGCACAAGATCAACCGCTTGGTCATAGAACATAAAGACCGCCTTGCCCGATTCAATTTTGGAATCTTCGTCAAGTTGTTTGAGAGTCACGGCGTCATTGTTGAGTGGTGTGAGGAAGTTCTACCCAAGTCATACGAAGCGGAACTGGTTGAAGACATGCTGTCTTTGCTCTCGTCATTTTCAGCAAAAATCTATGGTAAGCGTTCAGCCGAGCGCAGGAAGCAGAAAGCTGATGGAAATTCTTAGAGCCTACAAAACCGAGCTTGACCCCAACAATGTTCAACGAACTGCATTGCTGAAACATGCGGGCGCTGCTCGCTTCTCTTGGAATTGGGGATTGGCAAAACGAAAACAGGAATACGAGGAAACCGGCAAGTCGAGCAACGCCATAGAACAACATCGCCAGTTGAACGCGCTGAAAAAGACAGATTTTCCCTGGCTTTATGAAGTTAGCAAAGCGGCTCCACAAGAGGCTTTGCGCGATTTGGACAAGGCATATCAAAACTTCTTCCGCCGTGTGAAGAATGGAGAAAAACCGGGCTTCCCAAGGTTCAAAAGTCGCAAGAATGGTATTGGAAGTTTTAGACTGACTGGCGCAATTCACATCACTGAGACACACATTAAACTTCCTCGTATTGGCTGGCTCAGGCTAAAAGAACACGGCTACATCCCGGCTGATGGCATCCATATTTTATCTGTCACCGTTTCAGAATCGGCAGGGCGATGGTTTGTAAGTGTTCAATGCAAACAAGAGATTGAGGCTACCCAGGCAATCGGAGAACCCATAGGCGTTGATTTGGGCGTTAAGGAATTGGCTGTGGTTTCTGATGGGCAGAGATTCGAGAATCCGAAGCCATTAAAGAAGGCACAGGCTAAACTCAGGCGGCTTCAACGCGAACTGTCGCGCCGAAAGAAAGGTGGAAAGAATCGAGAAAAGACACGGAAGAAAGTTGCCAAAGCGCATCAACGGATAGCCAACATACGCCGTGACACACTACACAAATCAACGTCTGTTATCGTTGCGAAAACCAAACCCGATAATGAACGTCCAAGTGTAGTTGTGCTTGAAGACCTAAATGTATCTGGGATGTTGGCAAATCATTGCTTGGCACAGGCAATCAGCGATGTTGGATTTGCTGAGTTTCGCAGGCAACTGGAATACAAGACAGTTTGGTACGGCTCCGAATTGATAGTCGCCAACAGATTTTTCCCATCTTCGCGTCTATGCAGGCATTGTGGTTGCATCAACTCGGAGTTGAAGTTATCAGATAGGGAGTGGACTTGCGACTGTGGTGCAATACATGACCGCGACCTAAACGCAGCCATCAATCTCAAGAATTTAGCAGCAAAATTACCGAGAGTTCCTCGGAAAGTTACGCCTGTGGAGAGTGATATAAGACCAACAGCAGTATCGTTGGCGGCCTCTTTGAAGCAGGAACCAAGCGCAGAATCTTATGGTAGATTCTGGTAGGTATTGGAGAACGGATGTAAGACAATCTGTATTGACCTTGAACAATCAGACATAAAGGAATATGTGCAGAAAGCGGATGTAATACTGTGCCTGGAAACATTGGAACACCTTGAAAAGAAAACGGCAGAAAGGTTGGTAAAGAATTTTGTCACCATTCTGGAAAAGGAAGGAATTATGATAATAACCTTCCCGTCAAATGTTTCGTTTGATTTGAAAGAGGGTAAACTTTTGAATAAACATCAGCCCAATGTGGAAGAAATTTACAAATACAAGGAATATTTTTCCGATACAATCAAAACGATGTGGCACAAAACACACATACTTGTTTTCAGAGGTAAGAAATGACCAAGAGGAACAAATATCAAAAACCAAATCCCTATGATTTTTATCAAGGTAAAGTCGCAAAAAGTTATGAGGACGAAAGAAGAAATAAAAAAACCTGGCAAAAAGAAAATCAGATAGTCGAATATTATCTCGACAAAATAGTGGATATAGACAATGTACTGGACATCCCCTTTGGAACGGGGAGATTTGTTCCACTCTATATCAGAAAAAACTTGGAGATTCACGGCGTCGAAATTTCCGGAGATATGATAAACACATCAAGAGAAATATTGAAAGATGATTTCTTGAAGTGTAATGTTATTATAGGAAATTCAGTATCATTACCTTATAAAGATGATTATTTTGACATTTTGATATGTACCAGATTTCTGACAGCTATACTTACTTTCGGTGATGTCAATTTGTCTTTGAAAGAATTCAGTAGGGTTACGAAAAAATATTTTCTGTTGGAAATTGGTCACAGAGAAGATAAAGCTCCCCGATTGAGAACACCGTCAGAAGATGAGAAAATGGGATACTGGTTTTATCCGGACGAGATACAGGAAATGTTGAAGGAAAAAAATATTGAGCCGATTGATTGTAAATCTGTTCTCCAAGATTTATACATTTATCTATGCAGGAAAATATAATGGCAAAAATCATAGAAATTATGGGCCCGGCTGCCGTAGGGAAAACTACAATACTAAAAGAAATACAAAATCATTATAAAGGTGATAAAACATATGGCTTCATTTCCTACAAAAAGAAGCAGCCGCAACATTGGATTGAAAAATTATCTCACAGTATCAAGTTCAAATATATCATAACTGAGGATAGATTTTTTTATCATCTAATTTTGGTGGAAAAGGGATTAGCCAGGAAAATAGCTAGCGATGAAACAATTTTGTTCCAACAAGAAACACTAAAAGAAGATGGAATAAAAGATGTTCTTGAACAGTTTCCCTTCATCTATATGATGATCAATTTTAAATGTAATGAAAATATTATTTTGGAAAGAATGAAAACTCGGCCGGCAGGGATATATTATAATTATCTGGATAGTGACGAAGATAAGCTTCGGGCCATAAAAAATGTGATGAATTATATTGATACTGTGGCAAGAGTTTTTGAAAGGAACGGAGTTTATGTATATGAGATTGACACATCTCTTGAAATTGATGAGAATGTGAAAAAGATAAAGGATATTTTAGATTATCACAAAAATCTAAAGGGAGATAATTCTTGTGGGTAATTCACTTGTAAGCTTGACACAAATAAATATTGAACTTACATCCAGATGTGACAAGAATTGCTGGATGTGTGGTCGAAGGGAAAGAGAAAGAAAGTACGGTAACCAGAATTACGGTGATATGGAGTTTGATATGGTGGGTCTAATTGCTGATGAAACCCCGCCTGGCATTATGGTGGCATTTCATAACAACGGGGAACCACTTCTCTATCCTCGTCTTGGTGAGGCAATTTCATTATTTCATAATCAGACAACTTATTTTGTTTCCAATGGAATGACATTGACAAAGAAGGCAAACGAACTTATAGACAATCTCGATATTATTTCTGTGTCCGTCATTGAAAAGGAAAGAGAAGATATTGCCGAAAAACAGTACAACGAGATTATAGATTTTCTGGCATTGAAGGGAGACAAAAAACCACATTTTGTTTTGAGGTTCGTGGGGAAAGCCGATGAAAGCAGGTATAAGGATTTGGATGTTCTCAAGGTGAGAAGGGTTCTCCATCTTCCGAAAGGAAGCGTAGGATACAAAAAACCCCCAACCGTTCCAGAGCACGGTGTATGTCTGGACTTGTTGAATAGACTGGCGATAGACAGATTTGGAAATGTTTCATTGTGTGTCAGGTTTGACCCTGAAGGTGAATTGAGACTTGGGAACATAGCGGAAACATCTCTTGCTGATTTGTGGAACTGTGAGAAGAGAAAAAAGATAGTAGAGATGCACATATCCGGTCAGAGGATCAAAGTTCCCTATTGTGGGGATAAATGTGAATTTTACGGGGTGCCAACGGGGTATTAAGATGGCCGAAGGAATTTACAAAATAACAGAAGATTTTGAGAAGGTGTTATCTGATTACACAGGGGCCCCCTATGTGGTAACAGTAGACAATCAGAGTAATGCCCTGTTTTTATGCCTGAAATATGAAAATGTTGAAAATATGGAAATTACAATTCCAGCCAGAACATATCCCTCTGTTCCCTGTGAGATAATCCACGCCGGAGCGAAAGTGAAATTCAGACCCATAAGTGGAACAACATTGAGGGGGGCGTATCAGCTTGAACCAACGAAGGTGTGGGATAGTGCCTTGAGGTTCACCTACAATATGTATATTGAAAATACTCATATGTGTATTTCCTTTACAGGCCCTTACAAACATTTTAAATTGAGTAAAGGTGGTGCAATACTGACAGACGATTACAATGCCTATCTGTGGTTCAAGAGGTCGAGATTTTCGGGTAGAAGGGAATGTTCATATCACGATGATCACTTTGATATGCTCGGTTGGAACTTTTATATGATGCCAGAACTGGCTGCAAGGGGATTGTTGTTGATGAAGCAATTTTATGATTTGGACGGAAAGCCACTCCATAAAGAGGATTTGGAGTTACCGTATCCGGATTTGAGTAGGTTTGAGGTGTATTCAAAATGAAAATAGGTAAAAATGTAATAATTAGTCCAAAAGCCAGCATATATAATCCGGACAATATTGAAATAGGTGATAATGTCAGAATAGATGATTTCTGTATATTGTCAGGTGGAAGTGGATTAAAAATTGGAAACCATGTTCACATCGCGTGTTATGTTGCTTTATTTGCTGGTGCAGGGATTTATATTGGAAATTTTGTTGGGATTTCTGCCAGAGGAACAGTATATTCACAATCAGATGACTATAGTGGAGAGTTTTTATATGGCCCGATGATACCAATAAAATATAAAAAACTTTCCAGCGGGCTCGTCATAATAAAATCACATTCCATCGTGGGTGTAAACTCAACTATAATGCCCGGAGTAATTTTAGAAGAAGGCGTTGCCGTAGGGGCATATTCTTTAGTTAAAAATAAATGTGATGCATGGTCAATGTACGCCGGTATTCCAGCACAGAAAATAAAAGATCGCAAAAAAGATTTGTTAAAAATGGAAGAAGATTTTCTGAAGGAGTGAAAGGATTTTCGATGAGTGAAATAGATCATTTTATGATAACAAGAATAAACATTGGGTTGTATTCAACAACTCCTAAAAATTATTTGGCCTCATTGGAGGCAAAAAATAAATGGATGGGTGGGAAACTCAAGGCGCACGAGAAATATCTTCTTCCTTCCATAAAATACCAGACAACCAGAGATTTTAAAATCGTTTGGTTGATTGATGATAAAACACCGGATGAGTTTATGCCTAAAATAGAAGAACAGGCAAAACAAATTGACGCCACTATCATTAGAGATAAATGGCTAACTGATAGAAACATTACAGAGGGCGGCTGTCTTGATGGTGATTGGTTGGGAAAATTTAAACCGATGATAAAGAAAGATATTGTGGCTATTACACGGTTTGATTCGGATGATATAATGGCAAAAAATTTTATGGAAGTTGTAAAAAGCCACTTTAATGAGATCCCCCCCGTGTGTATTGATTTCTGGTATCGTCTTACGCTTGATATGTATGGGGAATTATATTTGGTAAGATGTATTCCAAGAGAAAAGCCGGGCTGGTGTACTCCTGCAGTTACTCTTATTGAAAAAAAAAGTGATTTCAAATCCCCGTTCAAAGGATCACACTTCAAGCTAGGTAAAATTTTCCCCGTTAAAATATTCGGAGAAATTTTATGGTGTAAGCCTGAGAGGGCTGCCCCGGCGTCAATAAAAGTGGCAAAAATAGGAGAAACAAAATTAGAAAATATAAGAGGATTTGAAGGAATAGGATTTTAGAAAATGGATATAAAAAATATAAGATGCCCGTTATGCAGGCATAAAAGGGCCAAATTGGTATTTTCATCCGGTTTTAATATATTCCAATGTCAGAGATGTCAATTGTATTTTCACGAAAAATATTTCACATTGGAAGAACTTGAGAAATTCTATGGGCAAGATTATTGTCACGATAAGAGCACATCGAAAAATATAAAAGCCCCACATCAATTTGCTTTCAACGAGGAAAAATATAAAGCGTTCCTGAAAAAATCTTTACGGAAAAAGTTTATCCCGATTATCAATCAATTTACTCCGCCTCTTGATATCCTTGAAATAGGTGCGGACGCCGGAGGTGCCTCATTTTATATGAAAGAGAGGGGTCATAATGTAGAGGCTGTAGAAATCTGTAAAGAATACGCGGATAGGATGGAACAAGGTGGTATCAAGGTATACAATACCCTGTTTGAGAATGTCCAGTTCGATAAGAAGTATGACATAATTGTGGCCTTGGAAGTAATAGAGCATTTCAGTAATCCTGTTATGTGTGTAGATAAAATATACAATTTATTGAAAGATGGTGGTTATTTTATATTTGAGACACCCGTTGCAAAAATGGGATTGGTTGAAAAGGCCACCTATGCCATAAGACTGGCACATTATTGTGTTTTCAATCCGGTATCGCTAAGAAAACTGCTCCAAAAATTTCAGGACATTCCAAATTTTGAGCATCACGAAGAAAGTAATTATGTTTACATGGTAAGAAAAAAGGAAGAGGGGGGAAAATTAAATATAGATTTGGGGGCAGCCAAGCACCCCACTTACAATCATCTTGAATGGAAAGTAATGGATGTATCCACCACTTGTGATTATTATTATAATATAAATTCTAATGAAAAGATGCCACTTTCAGATAATTCAGTTGATAATTTCTACTCCTCAATGACCCTTGAGCATACTCAAATAGATTGTATTGAAAATGTTTTAAGAGAAATATGGAGAATACTTAAACCTGATGGGCGTGTAAGATTAGTTGTTCCTGATATTTCTTTGGCAGCCAATTGGTATATAAATAATGATCTTCAAAATTTTATAAAGAAGGGTACTCCTTGGAAACCTCATAGTTATCCATCAACAATTTTAGGTTATTTTCTCGCGTGGATAATATCTTCACGGCCAGATATGGGCCCAATACGTGCGGGTCATAATATGGCATTTGATTTTGAAACAATGAATTGGTATTTGGAGAAAATCGGCTTCAAGAATATTAAAAGATTAACATATAATGAGGGCTCCGAGGAATTTGAAAATAAAGATCGAAAAAATTATGCAGATTATGCTTTATATGTAGAAGCTCAAAAACCGGAAGAGGTAAAAAATGTTTAATTCAATAAAACAACTCAAAAGAAATACAAATATCGGTTTTATTCTCGGCACAGCCAAATCGGTAAACGATATAAAATCGGAAGAGTGGGATATCATAAACAACAATGATAATCTCGGCATCAATAACTGGTTTTATCATCCAACATTTATTCCAAAGATGTGTTCATTGGAATTGAAAAAATATGACTGGCAAATTTCCAAAGACCGAATAACTGAAAAATGGGAAAAGGGATGGAAAAATGTCAAGTGGTTATTGTCGGAGAAGAAGGGGGGATATGTCGCGGGAGCTATCGGTCACGAATATGAAGCCCAGATTTATCTCTACGGTTTTGAGATGAGGGGAAAACACCCGAAAATCGACGGAGGATGGAAATACATAAATGCCGATTTTGACCCTGACAACGGGCCACTCTACAAGAGTTATGATGCCTCACTTACTACACTTGTCCACTTGATGTACCGATTGGGATATAAATATATTGTACTGTATGGGGTGGATTGGACACACAGCTATTATTTCTGGTCATCGGGTGACAAGATATACGGTAAGACCCATTGCAAAACAAACAAAGACCACGAAGGAAAAGACCCAAAATTACCACATAATACAGAACACGTTATAAACTACATCATTGACTTCAATGAGAGACATATGAAACCACAGGGAAGGGAGATCCTCGTAGGTTACAAGGATACAAGGTTGTATCCATCCCTGAATTACATAGACATAGTGAAGAAGGAAATCCATTATAGAGAGGGGTGAAGATGAAGATAAAACTGGTATCGGAAATCGGCATAAATCATAATGGTGATATTGAACTCGCCAAGAAATTGATAAAGAAATCGAAAGATGTGGGAATGGATTATGTGAAGTTTCAGAAAAGGACAATAGACCTTGTTTACACAAACGAGGAACTGGATGGTTACAGGGAGAGCCCTTGGGGAACAACCTTCAGGCAACAAAAGGAAGGATTGGAGTTTGGTAAAAAGGAATACGATATAATAGACCAGTATTGTAAAGAGATGGGGATACAATGGTTCGCCTCCCCGTGGGATGTCAACTCAATAGAATTTCTGGAACAGTACAATCCACCGTACCTGAAAATCCCATCGGCTCTTGTGACACACAGGGAGTATCTGGAAAAGATGAAATCAACCGATATTCCCCTTGTAATGAGTACGGGAATGAGCACCAAGAAGCAGGTGGAAACTGCAATGGACATCCTCGGCCCGAACCTTGAAGTAGTTTTACACACCACTTCCACTTATCCCTGTAAAGTTTCTGAATTGAATTTATCAAAAATAAGGATGATGAAATACTGTTACGGGCATTACTACAAAATCGGATATTCCAATCACTCACCAAGCGTAATGCCAATTCTTTTCGCTATGATATTGGGTGCCGAGTTTATCGAGACACACATTACACACGACAGGGCAGCGTATGGTTCTGACCAATCATCCGCTCTGGAAAAAAGACAGCTGGAAACCGTATGTGAGTGGAGAGATGAAATTTATGAGGCTTTGGGTGAGGGGGAATGGAAAGTTTTCGATTCCGAAATCCCCGTTATGAAGAAGCTAAGAAAATACTATGACTTTTAGGAAACAGATTGGAGATAGGGTTGTGATCTCAAATGTTTCCCATAAACATTATCAGGAAAAAGGTAGAATAGTTGACATCCGTAAGGAATGGGCAATGGTTTTGCTTGACAATCCGGGCGAAATCATCCCCATTTTACTCTCCAACCTCACAAAAATAATGAAAAAATAGTTATTTACCGTATAAATAGAGTATGTTATAATAAATATATGAGAGATTATATACGAAACTTTTCGAAATACCTGAATGATTTGGGAAAGGCGCTTCCCCCAAAAGACTATGAGAATGTGCTTCAGACATTTTCCCTTATCGTTCAGACACGGCTTATGAAAGCCAGAAATCAAATAGAGGACGCTGAAATCATACCGAAGCAGATTGAGAAGCCGAAAAAGAAACAAAAGGGAGTAGATGTATATGTTTGATGATTTATTTGAGGATTTGATCCATAAGAAGAAAACACCGGAAGTGAAACAGGAACCGGAGCCCGGAAGTCCGTTTGGAGATTATTTTGATACCGGAATGGGAGATCAGGGTAGTGATGTCTGGTCAAGTGGGGAACTTCCTGATTACTGGTCAACAAAAAAATAGCAGGCTGTTGTTCTATCCATTTTATAAACCCCGTCTATGATGGGGTTTATTTTTGCGCCAAAATCGGCTTCACATATTCCTCAATAACCAGTTTTCTCACCTCAATAAACTCTTCTTTACTTCCAGCAGAAATATCGGTAGGTGAAGAGATGGCGGTAAAGAAAGCATTGGAACAGAGCTGACCGATATAACCGAATTTGTACATCTTCAGCCACATCGCCCAATCTGACAAGCGGTGTATTCTGATATCCGTCACGAACCCACCTACCCTCTCTATCGCCTCAGATTTGTAAAGACTATTGGACGAAATGTAGTTGTTGTTCATCAGGAAGTTTATGTCGTATATTCTTGGCGGAAAGGTGACATTGATGTAACCTTTGTACTCAAATGGGGAATAGACGAAACCGATGTTACCACCACTTTTTTCTATTGTGGATAACATCTTGTCCAGATAATTTCTACCGAGAATTATGTCACGGTCAAGTATCTGGATGTAAGGTGGGAATGATTTATACTTTTCTTTGTAGGCGTCCAAATTTGCCTGCACATTAGTCGCGTGCTTTCCTTCTCCTTCATAACTTGTCCAGATAATAGGAACCCCGCTTCTTTCCAGAGAAATTTTTGTTTGTTTGAAGATTTGATGCCCCGTAAGTAATGGTGTAACTACCAATATTTGTGCGTTTTTATCTTGTCTTAGGATTTTTAGCATACTTACCATCTTTATAATGAGGATTGTTTTTACCTATATTCATTATTCTAAGTTTTTCTATTGTTTCTTCTGAATGATGTTTGCCCGCCATCGGGGGAATTTGATTTTTTCTTTTCTTCTTCATTTTTTCTACAGCTATGGGATTTTTCATTGGATTATTTTTCTTCATCCATTCGGAGTGTCCGGGCCGTTTCTTTCCGAAAAAGGCGTGTCTCTCTTTTCTATAATTTTCCTTCCAAGACTTTCTCATCCTTTTTGCAATTTCTTCGTAATCCATTGGATTACTTTCTCCGCCATCGGTGAGGTTATATCCATTCGGGGAAATAGAGGAAAATTCTTTTACATAAAATTTTTCAAAATAATCAAGTTCCTCTTTTGTATCACAATCCATCAATTTATACCATAAAAAATTCTCTTCTCCATATTTTCTGATCGCACAATGAAATGGAAGAAGAGAATCTTTCTGAATAGAGCGGGAATGTTCCAATTTCCTTTTCTCTAATGTTCTTCTCGTTTGACCAATATAAACTTTACCATTTATTCGGTTGGTAACTCTGTAGATGAGTCCTCGCATGGAATTTCCTGTAATGTTGAATCTTCTCCTATATCGGGAAGTGATTCTGCTGGTTTTTCACCTTCTCCTACAACTGGATTTTCCACAAACCCACAGAACTGGGCTGAAAATCTGCCGTCCTTGATAATATGGTTGACTATATATTTCCTTCCCATCCATTCGATAATCTGCCCAAGGTCTGGCATTGCCTTGGTCTTGGCTGTAAATCTCATCTGGGCGTAGTTCACATAGTCAATCTTGTAATCCCCGATTTGTGTTCCTGTAACGGGCATCACGGCTTGCCTGAATTGTTTCCTTGAAACGGGTTGTCTATTCATTTTCTTCTTCCTCTGAATATCCTCTGACGATTGTTTCCATTTCCTCTTTTTGTTCTCTCAATCCCCCAAGGTAAGCTCTCATTCCCAATTGATTATATGTTTCCAGTTCATCAAGATGGTCAATGACATTGAGGGCAAACAGGGCGTCTGCCAGTTCATTGAGTTTTGAATATTCGTTTAGCACGTCGCCTGGGGATATATCTTTGAGTGTCAGACTTACTTCCGGCTTCACACTACTGAAATTTCCTGTATTGAATGTTGCCGCTTTCGTTATTGTAATATCAATTTTTCTCGACATTTTTCTCTCCTTCTTTCTTCTTTACACAGAAGAAATACTCACAATCTGCACATTGATATACATACATTGTACTCCACTCTTCTTTTCTTCTTGTATCTTCACAATCACAAATTGGGCATTTCATTATTTGACTTCCTCGTCTTTTGTGGTCTGAAAGTGCGTTTGAAAAAATTTCTTTTTCTCTTCTTTCTCCTCTTCTCCATAAAAACCATCTATTGGTTTTCCATAGAAGTTTGCGGAATATCCCTTTCCGGATTTGATGTCGGCCATATATGATTTTGTAGCGTTGGTCAATGTCACATTATACAAACCATTGGCCATTGCACGATTATCAAATTTGTAAGTATTGGAAAGAAACATATCCATTTCTTCTTGGATTTTTTCCGGTTCTGTTCCATAATAAGTGATTGTCCATCTCTCCGTTTTTTGTAAATCGGAGATCCTTCCCCTGATTTGAGAGAGATTGTATATTCTGGAAGCATTTTCCTGACCGTCTGTGATGATGTTTACAAGGAAAGATGTGGTTTTCTCTTCGACATCAGGAAGTTCTTGAAGTTTCGTAAGTGTTTTTCCAATGGCATCGAACAATGCTGTATTTCCATCTGGAATGTACTCTTTCATATCCAGAGGATTTATATCGGATATACTGTCATCCCATCTCAAGAAATTGATTTTATCGGGATAACTGAAAGTAACAATACTTACCTTTGTATCAAGTTGGTCATCCGTTTCGCTTTTGAGGACTTCAAGTTGGTCATTGAAAATGTCCACAACAAACTTCCTCAATACACCCATTGAACCGGAACTGTCAATTATAAAAGCAACGTGAAGTGTCTTTTTCTTTTTACTGAAAATATCATCTTCAAAATCTTGGAACATTTTGTCTATTTCTTTATCACTCATTATTCATTCTCCTGTATCAATTCATCAACATCAATAGGTAATCGGTCAAGAATATCTCTCAATTTACCCAATTCTGTAAGTGCCTCATCCCTTTCCTTCTCTGCTTTCGCAAGTCGGGTAGTAAGATAACAAATGGAACAGTTTTCGGGGTCATGGTCAAGCCCGTGGATATGACATCTAATTTTTGTCTCTGCCAATGATTCACTCATCCTTCCATCTCCTTTTTTATTACCTCTGCCGCATATTCCATCTTGAACTCTGGATAGAACTTGTCTATCCTGTCATAAATGTGAGCTATGTATCCGAGATACACATAATCGTAACTTGAAGTGACAAAAATCATATCACTCAAATTCCTGATTATTGTATCGGAAAACAGAGCGTGGTAGTAACGATGTTCTTCCGGTAATAATATTATAACATTGTTTTCAAGGATTGTAAAGATGTCAGGATTGAGATATCCTATAGAATAGTCACGGGTTGAACCCAATAAAACCGTACATTTCATATCGGAATATTTGATATTCTTGTCAAAAACGACATTCAGGTTGGTATATTCATCCACCTTTTCTTTCGAAATGTTCGAATAATCCGAGTATTTTGTTGAAGAAGTGGGGTAATTCTTGCCAAATTCCACCAAATACTTCTCAAAAGAGCCCAGTTTATCGAAAATAATACCCTTAAAACCGATTGTAAGGGGTCGCGGCTCGACTTTATTTAGCTTTAGGGTATCTATCGAGTGTATTTTGGGGCAGTAGTGGGGAAAATAGTGAAAATCGGGCCTGTAATTGACGGCCGGCTCAAACAAAGACACATTGTATTTCTTTAGCCAGCGGGCTTCATCAGGTCTTATCGCAAGAAATTTGTCAAAAATAATGACACGGGTTTTTTTCTTGAGATAAAACTTGAGAACTTCAGTTTGAAGTGCGAAAGGTTTCGGATTTGAGGGATTGTAGGGGATGTATTCAATATAAACGGCGTCACAATCAGAAAAATCGGTATCTGATAAGGTGACGCCGTTCAATACTTTGTTAAAAACTGGACTACAGTTTAAGGTAAACAATGTCATTATGGATATTTTTTACAAACTCCTTTTCATACTCTATGATGTAGGAGACTACCGCTTCGGAGAAGCCGTCAATATGAACCCAATCACCATAACCCACACCATTACGGTATGAAGCCACATTGATGAGGTAATACTGTGCTTCTGGCAGTTTGTTTGGGATCTCGTCGTGAATTTGTTCATCGGTGATGACGATCAGACGATCAAACTTCTCCCTTTCAACAATCGCTTTGATTGCTCTACCGAGCCAAGTTCCACCGTGAGGCTGAGAACGAGAAATAGCATTGGCCAAATTAAATCCACGGTGAGCATCGGCAATTTTTCTCACATCTGTAGAGAATGAGTACACGGAAACATCCTCACAGATTTCTCTTGCGATGAGAGCAACACCATTAGCGGCGTCAATCCTCGTCATATCGGACTTGTCAGAAAGAGCCATATCCATAGAACCGGAAACATCCACAAGAATTATTGTCTTACCTTCCAAGGTGTCAAGGTTCCTGATGGACTTGAACATCAGGGTTTCAAGCTGGTTCTTGAACTTTGGAGCATATTTTACTGCCGCAATAAATCTGAAAGGGAGAACCCTGTCAGTTTTCATATTTTCAAGACCACGAAGAATGATGTTCTCATCCACATTTGCCTGGGTCATATTACGAAGGTTCCTCAAGAGTGCCAGAGCACCAAGGCGGTTCTCCATAATAAGCTCTTCCCAAACAGCTTTCTTGTCCTTACCGGCAGAAAGCCCCGTTTCCCAAGTTTTTGGGATTTCCAATTTGTTGTCAATAAGTTTCTTCCAGACATCAGCCTGTGAAGCATTGAGAGGTTTCGCGTGAGAAAGAAAAAGAACATCTCTCAATTTTACCGAATAGTCACGGTTATATTTGGCGAGCTGGTACTCGTCAAATTTCGTGAAGGCTTTAGCCAGACCTTTCTTTACCTGTGCGGCAAGAGGGGTCTTACCATCTTTCCAGTAGAGAGAAAGGAACTCCGCCAACTCGTCAGGACGCTGGATTATCCTTCCCAATGTCTTTGCCACATATTTCCTATGGTCAATATGGCGTACCATTCCCGTAACAAGAAGAAGAGGAACGTGACGCAAATTCATCCTCTCTCTTGCCTCGACAGCAAGATTTGCCACGGTCTTACCATTGACTTGTGGAATAGTTGCGAGTATCCTGTCTGCAACGGATGCTCCGTCCTCATAAAAGGACTTTTCCCAAAGCAAGCAGGACATCGTTGAACGTCTGAGGATTTGCTCAGGTGTGAGAACCTTTGCAGAACCACCCTCATAGGTTTTAGGAACACGGTTTTTGAAGGAATTATATTTCGCCATTCTACCAACCTCCTACAAATTATTTTTAAATAACGGGGAACTTGCGAAACCGGAAATTCGGTGGACTTTCACCACCGTGTCGTTGATCACCTAGCATGGTCGAAGTAACCGACTTCTATCGCCACCGTTATATTCTGAAAAGCGGGGAACAGCCAAACAGAGACTTATATATCCATTTGCTCTGCCATTGAGCTACCGTCCATTTGGGTTGGACGGGTTAGAATCGAACTAACAACCTAATGGTTCCGACGAAGTAACTCTATTTTACGCCACCGCTCATATTCGAATGTTGGGGAACAATTGTAAACGGCTCTTTTAGGGGTGTTTTCTTCTTCTGGAAAAAACCAATCGAATATTCAGCCCCTCGTTTTCAATTTAGGGAAATTGATTAACCGAAGTATCCGAATACCGCACCACCAACATAAATTTTCATTCATCGGGGAACAGATGGAAATGGGGTGGGGATTAGCAATCCCCGAAAGAACATTTACCTCATCCTGTTCTTCCCACACCGTAAAAGGAACTACTTGCCCAATTTATTTTGTTCCTGTATGTGAGAACGGCTCCAATGAGGGCTTCGGCCCGTAAAGGTCGAATGTCTGAGCCGCACCATAACCGTGATTATGGTTCGGGCACCCATAATAGTCATCTGTACGAAGTAACCACTTCCGACGCCACCGATGAAAATATCAAAGAACTATGTTATAATAACATATTTACTTATAAATGTAAACAAATTATTTTCTTTTCAATGAAGATTTCTTGGATTTTTCTTCAACTGCCTGTTTTTCTTCAGTTATTGGTGCGCCCACCTTCTCGTCAGAGGTTTTTGTACCTACTGTTTTGTCAACAATCCAGTATCTTACCTCGTCAGATATGGCGTCCACTCTTGAAGCCAGACCGGAAGAAATAACCCGATGATTTGGGCCTACCCTTCTTATAAGGGTGTTTATAGCCTCTTCGTGTGACCACGAAACGACAAAGGCCGTCCACATTGACATATCACGGAGTAATTCGTATTCAATACGAAATACCGACATATTTTTCTTCTCACCCATACTGCTTATTCCTCCATTTTTTCTATCACAGGTATATATTCAATTTTCTTGTCGCCCTTGATTTCAATTATCTTGAAATAGGTAATCAAGTCTCCGGGCTTTTTTGTCGCCTTCTGAGCTATAACAGATTTGCCCTCAAGAAAACATTCGCCCACTATATAATCCTTTGGGCCTTCTGGAAGTTCGTGAAAATCTTTCTCTCTCATAAAACCTCACTTATTTTTTCTTCTTACCTTTCTTCTTATCTTTTTTTGCCGGTTGTTTTTTCTTGGAAGCCATTTTCATCACCCCCGTTTTGTGTATACAATTATTTACTTTTTTTTCCTCTTTCTATTATTACCATTGATTTCTTCTTCATCGGCAACGGTTTCAAGTTCCGCTTCTGCTTCCTCGACTGCCCTATTGATGGCTGAATAACCAGTTTGTTTCAACCATTCATTGAACTTTGAGAGGAGCTGGGGATATTTACCGATGTTGGCTTCCGCTTTATCCCAACCGACACCTAGCTTTTCTTCTTTCTTCCCGTTGATAACTGTATATGTCTTGCCCTCTTCTTTCACAAAACCGGCATTGATGAGATGTGTCAACAATCCAGCATACGGATTGATACCGTTGATGTAATCAATACTCACCGTCGCGTTTTGGAAAGGTGGATACATTCTGTTCTTGATTGTAATCGCTGTAATTTCGTTTCCGATAATTTTCTTTCCCTCTTTTATCGGGGTCTTTTTCAGGTTGATAAGAATAGACGGGAACAATCTCATCGCCTTTCCACCACCAACCTGATCCGGCATCGGGATAACTCCGGGCGAACCATACAAATGACCCGTCACGATACCGATGCTTTCCTGTTCAATACAGATATTCAGAAGGAGTTTCAGGAGAGCCCTGATATTCTTCTGCAACAGTCCTTGGTCTGCCTTCGGGTCACCACCGAGAGCATCCTCGAAGGCTTTATATCTGTCAACTCCACCCATACTGTCTATACCGATAATCAATTTTTTCTGCCCCGTGTCTTTTATCTGGGCAAGGTTACTCCTGATTTCATTTTCCCAAGGAGTGTATATATAAAGGGTGTTCTCAACATCAAGGCCCCACCTTACACAAAAATCTCTGTCCGTTCCCCTTTCGGTATCAATTATAATGGGGTAATAACCTTTCTTCTGGGCTTCAGCCATACAGAGAACCATAAAACTTGATTTCATAGTGTGCTCTGGGCCGACAATACCGACAAGGCTTCTGTTCGGGATACCTCTCTCAATATCCCCCGATAAAACACGGTTCAAGTCGAGACTTGGAGTTTTGATCCAATCGGACACGGAGGCGATGTCTGACTGTGCCATAATAGATGCGTGAACACCCTTTACATTTTTGGCTATTCTTTTTTGTAAATCCTCAAAAAAACTTTTATCCATAAAAATCTCCTGTTATTATATTATAACATATTTTATCACTATTGTAAAGATATGTAGCTGAAACCGTCTTTTTTCTCCGCAATGTATATCCTGTCTATGTCCACATCGTTCACTTCTTTCCTGTGGCTTACAAGGAACATCTTGCTCCCATCTTCCTGTTGCTTTATTTTCAATATCTGCATAACCTTCTCAATTGAATAACTGTCGAGTGAGCTGTCCAGTATTTCATCCAGTTCAAGTATATCGGGGAAAATACCCGCCTGTATTCTGGCTATGTCCAGTAGAGCCATCTGTAGAGCGAAATCCACGCTCTTCGCCTCTCCACCAGAAAGATTACCGTAAGAGCAATTGGTGATGCCCGGGCCCTTGATTTCCTCGTCCAACCAGTTGTCCAGAACAATATAGAATGAGTGGCCGACTTCCGATAGATAATGGTTCACCCTCTTGTTCAAAAACGGGATGATGGAACTGATGGCATACTGCTTAACGTGCTCATCACGACAAATCAATTTTACGAAATCGAGATAATCACTCACACCGGCTAATTTGGTTACCTGTGCGGACATTGCCCTCTTCTCCCTCTGAAGTTCTTCAATCTTCTCTTCGTGCTCTTTTATCAATGACTGAAATCTTTCTTTCGATTCTTTTTCGTGTCTGACCTTCTCTTCCAGTAATAATATTTTATTCTTGAGTGTCTGGATTTTCTCTGCCCGCTCATTCACCTCTATGAGTTCGATGTTCATCTCCTTCAATTCATCTTCCAGATTTTCTATCTTGTTTGAAATCTTTCCCTGTTCTTTCTTGAGATGTTCCAGTTCCTTTGTCTTTTCTTTTTTCTCTTTCTGGAAAGAGATGCCATTTTCCCTCTTCTCATCGAGATGTTTGTAACTGTCGAGTTTCCCCCTCAATTCAATCATCTTTATTTTTATGTCCGTCAAGTTTTTTATTTCCGTATTCAGTTTTATCCTGTTTTCCTTGGCTCCTGTCATTGCCGCTTCGAGAGTTATTTTCTTCTTTTCCAAAGTTTCTATTTTTTTGTTCAAGTCTTTCGTGCTTTTTGTTTTCTGTTTTGCCAGTTTCTCACTATCAATAAGAGAGCCACAAGTAGGGCATACAGTCACGCCCAGTAACAATTCAAGGCTGCTCGTAGACGATTTGATGTGTGTTTTGTTCTCTATAATGTCGTGTGTCACAGCATCCAAGTCTTTCCTGATGGCATCCACATTGGTATTGATATGATTTACGTCTGTCATCATTGAGGCAATCCTGACATTCAACTCCTCTATTGATGTATGTTCTTTTGTATAAAAGTCATATTCCTTTTTTACCTGACCGGAAACTTCTATATCCTTGTCCACATCCCCGATTTTTTCCAATTGGCTCTCGATGAACTTTATCTGGCTCTCCGCCCCGGAAATCTTTGATATCAGGTCGTAGTTGGTTCTGGACAACCCGTTCAACTCTTCCTGTCTTTTTCTTTTTTTCTCTTGGAGATTTTCCTGTTTCTTCAGAAGATTTCCATTTTTACTTTCCTTGTATTCCTTTTTCGCTGTCTCCAACTCATCCTCATAAGACATTATTCCAGATATCTGCTGTTTGATACTCTCGACCTGTCTTTGGATATCCTCGACATTTTTTTCAATATACTCCCTTCTTGTTTTGTATGTGAATGTCTTGTCAGCCACCACCTTCAATTTTTCATTACACTTGTTGCTCAATTGGCTGAAAAGCTCCAGACCGAAAACTGTTTCAATGAACTTTCTTTTCTTGTCCGCGGTCATACTCAGTATCGGTACAGATGAATTGAGATTGGAATAGACGAGGGAAATAAAAGTCTTGAAATCCATACCGATGATTTCTTCCTCTATTTCCTTTTGATAGTCAATCTTATGTGACGGGGTTGGCATCAACCGGCCGTTCTTATAGACTTCCAACCTATCCGGTTTCAATGCCCTCAAAATCATATACTGCATTCCACCCTTATCGAAGGTGAGACAGACCTCGCAGTTTTTTCTGTTTTTCCAGTTTACAATACTCTCCTTCCTGACATTCCTGTTCACCTTCCCGAAGAGGGCAAATGGGATTGTCTCAAGGAAACCAGATTTTCCCACGGCATTACTCCTGTCTTTGGTCACATCGTTTCCCAAGACAAGGTTGAGGCCCGGAAGAAAATCCACATCCTGTACTATTTTTCCATAACTGAAAAAGTTACGAAACTTTACATTCTTGATTTCAAGTTTCATTATTCTTCTTTTGCTGTGGCGTCTTTCTTATCCTGTATTTGTCGGGCAAGACCCAAAAGGGCGTAACCGGCGATGTCCTGATACGGACTTTCTCCAAGTGCATTTGGACTTGTTGCCAATCTGAATAATTTGTCAAGTATCCTCACTACACAAAGAGCATCATCCATCTGTTCGGTCTTTATTCCCTCCGGATAAAGTATCTTCATAACCTTACCAGACTGACCGAAACTGTCACCGTAAGCAAGTTGCTTCTTTGTGACTATTTTTCCTACAGCTTGTCCTATTTTTTCATAATCTGCCATTTATTCCACCTCAAACAATTTATTATCAAGTGCGGGTTCGTATCCTTCTTCTCTTTTTTTGTATTCTCTCAATTGTGAAAGATTTTTCATCAATCCTTTCTTGAAAAAAATAAATTCCCTGAATGGTAAGCCAAGAACTTCCTCTATTTCTTCCAATGTGAGACTGTTTTTCATCTCATAGGTTTTGTGGAGAAAATCCAATCTGTCTATGAGCTGAATAAAATCATCCACAGTTTCGGCTCTGGCCAAGTAATCCCGAATTACTTTCAAAATATCTTTCGGGTCACAGAAGTGTCTCCAAGTATATGATGGGCCCGCAGTAGCCGTATTCGAATCCCAATATACATTATACTCATTATAATTCACATTGTTTATATTATTGAATATGCTCATTATGCGTCCTCTTTCAATAAACCACTTATGACTTGTCTCAATGTGGCTATTTTTATGTGGTCTGGTTTTTCCATTTTCTCAATATACTCTGTCAATATGTCACGGGTACTTTTCAACTGGATATTTTCTGTATCGTCACCATTCGCACTCACGATATTGGATGACATTCTCGCAAAGTCCGTGAATAACTGGATTGGCTGATATATCTGTACTTGCTCCAGTATTTTCATATTCTCCGATGTTCCGTAATCCTTTTTGTATACCAGTTTTACAATGTTTCCCCGTATCTTTTCCGGTTTGATCTGTTCATCAGTTGTGACAACTACAAATTCCGGTGCGTCCTTGTACTGTATGAACTCAAGTTTGTCATCCTCAAAAACATAATACCCCCTCTTGCTTCCCGCATCCCCGAAATTGAACTGGAACGGGGCGCCCAGATAAGTAATGTTATTTTTATGTGAGGGAATATGAAAGTGGCCGGAAAAGACCTGCTCAAATCTGGAAAAATTCGTGATGTTTATATCGGACTTGTAAAACTCAAATCTCTGTACGACAGGGAACCCGTTGATTTCGAAGTGACCAAGAGCATATCGGGCATCCGGAATGTCCTTCATCTCTGTGGCCCAAGGAACCATCACCATATCTTCCATTACTGTGACTTCATCTATTATTTTGATGTTTGGATGTTCCTCAAATACACTCAAACTCGTAGGATGGATTTTGTCCTTGTAGAATGTATCGTGGTTCCCGATAATAATAAAGACTTCGAGTTTGGCTTCGTGAAGGAGTTCGGCGATCTTCAGGGCATTGGATAGTGTCTTGATATTGAGATGTCTCCTGTTATCGAAGAAATCTCCCAAGTGAATAATCCTATCAATACACCTTTTTTTGCATACGTCTATAATTTCTTTGAAGAGAAGAATGGTTGCATCGTGCCATAAATCGGCCGACTTGTAAATTCCAAGATGGGTGTCACCGACAAGTAAACAATTTTTCATTATTCTTTTTCACGGATTGCTTCATAGTTGATGGCGCTGTTAGCCGGTTTATTCGCCAGAAGTGAATACTCACGGTAACAGATATCTTTTATGTCACTATGTTTGTTCTGCTCCTTTATGTAGGTCAGGAAGGCATTTTTGCATATCTGTGTAATGTATGCAAAAGCGTTTTGTGATTTGGCTTCATCAAAGTTCCGGAGATACTTCAGACAAGTCAGAACAGCCTCCGAAATCATATCTTTTTTCCAAGTGTAACCTGCGAAGCTCCCTTTGGATGAAAAGTTTTCTGCTATTATCAGCAACATTCTCCCCAAATTTTCCGAGGCTCGGCCATTGGTTTTATAAATCACAATTTCAGCTAATAAATCACTATTTTTGATGTAATAATTGTCACCTTTTTTTGACATCAATTCCTCATTGTTACTGTAGATATTCTACACTATTTTGGAGCAAAGGTAAACCTATAGGTGAAAAGTTATGATTTATTGTTTTGTTTTGAGATTTGATTTTCCAGATGTAGCTGTAGCCGGCTCAAATTACCGGATGCTTCAAGGTATTTCCTTCTGATATTTTCGTTTTTTGTTCGCAGTTTGTCTATTTCATAACCATCAAGGCAAAAGTCAAATTTGAGCTTTCCCCTATAATTTTTCTTCAATTGCTTGTTGAGTTCATTTATCTCTTCAATTATATTTCTGTCCAGCTTATGCTTTTCCAGCATTTCGGACACTATTTCACGGTTAGCCGTGTTCACCTGATCCGTCAACTTGATGTTCAATGCCCGAAATATATTGGTCTTGTTATCAAGACCCGAATTTGATAAGTGTTTCAGTAATCTCATTATCCAACAAGAGTGATATAACTTTCGTTATTGTCAATTTTCCAAATTCTTACAACATTGGCCGTCAGAGATTCTGCGACAATTTCCACAGTCTGTTTTGTGTCAACATCCCAGCATTGCACCAAAGGCCATTCATTATTGAAATTGTGGGTTATATCATATCTGTAGTTTCCCCACGGGCCTTCGAATGGATCATCTTCCGGTGGGATGGGCCCAACCCACTCGCTCGGAATAATATGTGTCACAAGTATTTGCGCCCTTTCATTCCAGCTTTTTGCGAGAGCATTACTTACTGTTTTATTTTTTGTGACATCGGTATCGAGTTCATCAACTTCCGCCGTTGCGAGAGCAATTTCAACATAGTCAACATACCCGTCATCAATAATGCCGGGTTTTGACCAGGCAATTTTGAACTTCTGCCCCGTGTACCCCTGAGATTCCAAACCGTCACCAATCCAAAATTCAAAATAACCGTCCGATGTTGTGGTGACTTGAGGAGGTGTGTTGTCCGGTGGGGCTGCGCCACTTTCAGATTTGTATACCCAGGCGGGGGTGGATGAATTTGCCAGATAAACAGAAATCTCGGCCCCGTTTACTGGTTGACCTTCTTCGTTTTGTAGATAATGCCAAAAATGTGTTCTTGCCATATTTTTACCTCTTATTTGATTGCTAATTCAATTCTATAAAATATTTTTAACTCGACTTCAGCCGGTTTGAAAATCGGGCTACAAGCACTATACCATACCAGATCATCATACAGATTATACAATCCCATTTCTGTGATTGTCAAGTCCGTGGGTGTTTTGGGCACAACGGCTGTAAAATAATAATACTGGCTATCACCTCTCGATGTAACCGGATGTGTACTGATCAAATTTTTCAAAGTGCCGTAATATTTAGCATTCCAATGCCTTGTATCCTCACCATTACCAATTCCAAGATAGGAAGTGTCTGCGGCCATACCATCCATATCGGAAAAAGTTTGACCTATTGACCTGACTACGGCGGTTCCGGATACCGGCTCTGAAAATGTAATAGTGCATCTACTCGTAGTATTTATCGTGATTTCCTTTGGTATAATCAGATTATCATCACCATCATACACTTCAACGTGGAGGCCGTAGGCATTGAGGCCGTGGACAACATACCATATATCCTGTTCACCATCAGGATGATATATATAGGCGGCCTGACCCAGTTGGATACTTCCCGCCTGTGTGGATGAAAATATCGCGGTTATGGTATCATCATCATCAATGTGAACTTCCAGAGGCATAAATACATCGAAATTCGATTCTCTCAATTGTACAATCGGATATTTTTCTGATAATGTGTGGTCAATATTCCAAGAAGCCGCTGATGGGCCGAGTATTGTCTGTGTATATTCCGGCACGGCGACAAAACAATGGCCGTTTGCTGGATTGTATTCATCCCAATATATCCTGATGTGATTTGATGAAATTGTTTCTATTCTTGCCGGGAATATTCTTTCATAAAATACATTGTAACATTGAACCATCGGCATCATCGTTCTCAAGTTATGATGAATATCCCAAATGGATGACAATGACATTCTACTGTAAACGGCCGTTGCTCCAATGGTTCCCACCGCCAGAGGTTTTACACACCAAGACATAAGAAAAGCAGAATAGGCCGCGCCATAAAGTGATGTCGGCGCGGGGCCGAAATGTGTCAACGGAGAAATCAACTGCTGATAATCCGCCACTCTTGCCACAGGACGAAACTCTTCCCAATATTCCAGAAGATTGTCCATAATATTTTCATTGATAATATAATCAGAACCAAAAGGGGCCCCTGTCAAATCCATCTGGACTTTGTAGTGAGGTGAGAGGATTTTTCCTGTTGGCCAATCATACAATGTCGGATAACCACCGCTTCCGGTTGTTTCTACGCTGTGATAAAATCCCTCTCCTGCCGGCCCTACTGGTATCGTTGAGTTGTACGAAGGATTGGCAATGTAAAGATAATCCTCAAAATACGGAAGAGGAATATCTTCAGGGTCTATGACCTGATGCCATCTCTCATACACATTGAGGAAATTGGGTGTTCCACCAACTATAGCCCTCCAAATAATATAGAGTGATGTATATGTTCCTTTCCTTTTCAGGAGAGCCGGGAGATTTTCAACCCACGCTCTCTGTGAAGGAACATCATCGAGCAAATTCGGGATTGTTACGTCAAACATATTTCCAATATAGTAGAGATAGTCACTATCAGTCTCCTTTGGATCCGAAAGTGTAAGGACGTTCTTGAGGCGGTTATAGATTTCCTGATATTGCTGGTCAAAAGAAACTTGGAGAAACTCCGTAAATCTGTCTGTCCTATTATTTTCAGGTAATGCGTCAACTACATAATCCTTCATACCGTAAAAAATAACATTGAAGAAGTTTTCGTTTGTATCGGGATATATCTTACCGAAATAGAGATATACCAAATTTGTATTGACAAAGTTTTCCCAATCCGTATTGTCATTTACAAAATCGTGGAATTGACAGTCCTTTCGGAAATAGATTTCCGAATCGGCATAATAATTCAACAAATCGTTCCAAGTGACTTGTGGTGCCCTATAATTGTCAACGGGCCCGTAGAACTTGAAAACATTTTCTTCCGGTGTTCCCCCCACCGGAACCCCCTTTATTCTCAAGTAACCATCATCTGTTTTCAAAAACAAATCGACACCGTAACCAAATCTTGCTATCATACCGGATGACGGCCCCTTCAAGTGAGCCTTCTTCGGATATTCTGTTCCATAAGGATCAATATTCTGAACAAACTGCTGAACTATAAAATATGGTGAATCGCAAAATCTGGCCATTACGTTTCCTCTGAAAATTCACAGTTACCCAGTAGTAATGCTGGGAACTGGTTATGACCGAGTTGTATTTTTCTCAATTTATTTTCGCCCGGATAAGTTGAGGCCTCTTCAATATAGTATGGGTATAGACCGCTAATATTCGGCTCATACACCGAATGGGTGTCACAATCAACATTTCTTACAATCAGATTTTGAATACCCTTTACCTGCGACCAAGTTTCCCCACTTGTTGATGTTTCAGCCGTATCCATAATATAATTTACAATGTCAATGTGAGAAATTATCTCATTGAAAGCTCTGTTCTTCGATTCAAAATAATATTGCAATTTACTTCTCACATCATTCATTACATCCGTATAAACATATGTCCTTTTTATCTTGATGCCCATATCGAAGGAGAAATACACAAGGTCTGGCAACTCATACAGTTCATAAGTAGTCAGTATTTTCCTTGGCTCAAGATAAGTGGAGATTTCCTCTTCCCAGCTCTGAGAATAAGCAGAAGGTACTATAATTTCGTCATTCGTACCACTTGACGAATAAGAAATTGTACTATCTCCCCATTCATCCGGTATCAAGGAAATGTGAACCCTGTTATATTCTTGAATGCTACCCGAAGGAGCGATTTCCTGTTCCCCCCAAACATGCGCAGCAATAACATCAGACCTCGCCTCAAGATGTGTAGTGTAGTCTCTCTTCGTCACATTCCTATACTGTGAATGAATTGCTCCGGTTGAAGCGCTCTTTATTTCAGCGATTGTTTCGGGGCCGGAGGATCCCGTTGTGGCCAATTCATTTATGGCAGTATATTCCGTCAATGGAACATCCAATCCGGTTGTCCTGTTTGTCATAAAAGTTGTTTCTGGTGATGTAATTGTTCCCCCGCCGGCAGCACTATTCAATCCTGCGCTCTTCAAAAGATAAACAACTATGTCATCCGTGAGATTTGGAACATTTCTGTTGGTAGAAAACTCAACAAGATATTTTTCATACTTGTCAAATCTGAACATATAAACAGTATCTATAGTTGATAATCCTGATAATTCGTCATAAAAATCAGAAATCCTTGTCCAGATTTCATCGTTGACTTGAACCTCGACAGACGGATGTTCCGTTTCATCAATATCATCATCATAATCATAATTTTCAAAAGGAAGATAGAGAATGTTGTCAATCAAATCCTCTCCGCGATATGAATATGTTCTTACGATGCCCTGTCTTATTGGAACCTTTTCTGTGAGAGTATATGGAAAGGTTGCTGAAGTGGGAATGGTATATGTGAAATCCGCAATGGTTGAAAATCTCAATATATCTCCATTTTCGTCCGTGAGATCTGGAGCGTCAATTTGTTTCCATCTCTGGATGTGGATTTCATCGCCAGGAGATATAGAAGCACTCGTAGTAATTGTAATTGTCAAATCTGTCTGGGCAGACCTATATCCCTGTGGATTGTACCCCCTCAATCTCGAAAGCATATGAACAGTTTCATATAAATCCGCCGTATCTATATATTGATTTTTTGCCACTTTATTTGTATAGTAAGTAGTAAGTGCGCCAAGATAGGCAATCAACTCTATGAGTAGAGTAATATTACTACCCTCATAATTATAATCAGCAAAGGTGGTTGTATTCTCAAGTAAATCGGCTATCCTTGCCTTTATAGTAGTAAAATCCATATTCAAATAATCTGGAATTAATGTATTTCCCATAATTATATCCTCTTCAAAACAAAAATTATTCTATCCACATCACGGTAACTTGATCCTCTTATCGAATATGTCACCGTTATGTTATATTGCATTCCCTCATAGTCCGCTTCTACATTAATGTTTATTATTTCAATTCTATCATCCCAACCGGCTAATTCCTGTAGTATTGTATTTCCAATATCTCTGGCCGTTATTTCATCTATTGGCTCGAAAAGAAATCTTTCAAGCTGTGCACCAAAAGTCGGTAGCATTCTTCTACTTCCTTTTTTTGTCCTCAAGATATTTCTCAAAGAGTTTTTAACGGCTTCATATTCTGTTACCCTTCTAACATCCCCATCGGCTTGGCGGGGCATTTCTATATCAAAGTCCGAATAAATGTCTGTAACTGTATATGTAAACTTTCCAGGCATTTTTTATTCACAATCGACATTGGGTGACCCGGCAACTATAGTTCCACTAAAAGTGCCGGAGAAAGAATCACCTATTCGTGCGATTGCCCTCCCATTAGCATTTGTTTTTGATGCACCAGAAACAATTGTTCCGTAATGCCCACAGTTCGCTCTCACTCTGTCACCCACTCTTGCCACACCTATACTATTCGCATTCACATCCGGAGAACACTCTACAATAACACCATTCTGATGCCCGTGATCTCCCGCGGAACAATGTCCTGTAACTGCATCTCCTAATCTACTTACTTTTGCCATATCAATTCAAGTTTATCGGGTTTCCAGTAATATTACAGGAGCCCGTGACATTTATATTACAATTCCCACTTACTGTTATTTGAAGATTACCACTAACGGTTGTTTGCTGATTTGACTGATATCCCTCAGTCACATTTCCCGTAACTGTTTCACTCTTGTCAGATTGAAAATTTTCTGTTACATCGCCCACAACTGTCTCATTCTTGTTACCGTTTATATTTATGGTTTCGTTCTCTTCTATAGTCTTGGTTCGATTTTTAACACCATATATTTCTATATTACCTTCGTTATCTATAATAAAATATGTGCCGGCATTATGATATATTCTAATTCTCTTATTATCCGGTGTAGAATCTACCTCTATTATATGCCCTCCGTGGACATGAAGAACAATATTGTGAGGATATTGTCCTAATCCCTTGTCATAATCTGGCCCTGTTTTATCCGGATAGGCACCGGCCGGGTCAACAAAGCCCCGTAAGGTATCTGCTGGTGGTGATGATGATCCGCCAGGCACAGTACCAAAATATCTCGGTTGTAGAATATTTCCGTTCTCAAAAAATACCATAACATGAGAACCTTGTAGTGGAACCCCCCATACGCCATAATTCGATATTGAGCCCTCAATCAATCCATATATGGGTTCTGCCCAAAGAAGCTCCTCGGTAGGAACCCCCTCAAGAACATCCTTGGTTTTCTGTGATGTATGAATACCAAATATCCTTACTCTACATCTTCCGGCCTGTTCCGGATCATTATTATCCTCCACCACCCCACGATAAATTCCAAACAATTTATCTTTGGGTAAAGTCATATCCGTATATTCATTCTTTATTATCATCTTATATTACCCATTTTCTGTGTCTTTGTTTCAAGATTTACCTTTACAGCGCTATATAAATCTCGTATTTTCGAATCTGTATAGGCTGTTTTCAATAAAACGAGAAGTTGTTTGTAAAAAGGTAGTGTTCTTCCACTAAACTGATGTGTCACAGATTTTACAAGATATTTTCCTTCAAATGCCCTATTAGTGACCTCTTCTTTCAATGTACTTGGCCATATAATATCTACCATCATACCCGCATATCTCCTTTCGTGACCAATGACTGTCATCAAAACTTCGTGCTCTTTAACATATCTCTTGATAGCATCACTATATGCCATATTTTCCAGTAGAATAATATCACTATCCCCCTCAAGATCAAATCTCGTGGCTGTATCACTAATATTATAAAAAAATGTCTTTTTTCCAAGTAGAGTAAATTTCTTAATCATATCTTCATATGTATAAGGTTTATCAATAAAACTTTTGGTTGCGAAATCATATCCAAGCTTATGACCGCCTTTTATACCTATCATAGATTGATAATCTATTCCACTTATAGTAAAACCTAATATTTTATTGAGGCTATTGTCTGCCGAGGTACTAAAATAATATCTTTGAGGTTTTCCGTCAAACCCCCTTTCCAATTCTGTTTGTTTTAATAGTTTTTCTAATGTTATAAAATTCAGGCCCCTCTGATTACTATAAAATAGATAGCCGGGGGCCAGAGATTCTAAACTGCTCGCTCTCTTCGAAAGCCATTTTATTGCCTCCATCGGCGTCCAATAAGGCATATAAAAATTTGATAAACTTTCCTTTGTTTCCTCAAAATTTATAAAAGAACTATCTGTAAATAGCATAAAATCCGAAATGTGTTTGATGATATCAGATATTTTTTTATCAATGAAAGATAAACTATATCTCCTTTGTATCAAACTTATAAACATCGGTTCCACAAAATAAATTTCTATTTGGCTCATATCATAACTTTCTCTTTGGCCCATAGGAGAAATTTGATTTATAGAATATACCATAAAAGTTTTGGATCTATCTTCATCCAATCCATATGACAATATAATGGGTTCGTGACCAACAACGGGTAAAAGCTCGAGGCCTCCGACTTTATCAATAAAAACTAGCTTACCTACCATACAAGCCGAAAAAATATCCTCAATAAAAGTGAATTCTATAATATCACGGCTATCAATGGTGGCCCTTCCAGCTTTCGTTCCCAATGAAACATTAAAATCACTTTTACCTACTGGTTTTTGTGAGGTATCAATCATAATTCCCCAATATCCCTCATTTCTCTCAAAAGAATTGGTATAATACTTGAAACGAGAATTTGTATGTCGTTTTCCTTATCTAATTCCTCAAATGGATTGACAACTTTATTTGCCAAGGGTGTAACCCACCATAAACCAACTGATTTATAGAGGCTGTGAGAAATTAATTCCCACCAATCGTCCTCTTGAACCTCGTAAATCTGATAATACATAACATCTCGAAAAAGGGCATCATTTATATCATATGTTCTAAAGATATTCAGAAATTTTGTTCCATCTTCCTCTTCCATAACATTAAAAAGTCGAAGGTAAGAAACATTTGATAATGTGTGCCCAGTTAAATCTTCGAAGGGTTCTGTTACTTTTTTGGATGCCATTCAGTTATATCTCCCGAAACTTTCGAGCAATTTCTCCCGAAAGTGATCTTTTTATAGTCTTTGCATCTTTTGTTCCTGTTGTTACCAATCCTTTAGTATAAAATGCGCTATCCCATAATGGAGGTATTTCTGTAAATGAAAGATGAAGCTCACACATTGATGGCTGTCCATCGACATATGGTGCCCTCCAAGTCGGTTGAACAAGAGTTAATGCAGCATACTCAATTTTCAAGAAATCTATAGGATATGTTTCTATTGTAAAATAGAAAGGAAAATCTATTTCCGATAAATCATTTACCCCCTGTGTTTTTGTTTTGGTTGGTGACGATAAATATTCCAGAAGTTTTACAGGATAGATAATTTCTTTATACAAATCTGTACCAACATCCGCAAGATAAAAAACAAAGTCATATTTTCTTCTTTCAGAATTTTTATAAACTAATGCAGTATCAATCCTTGTTTTTGCGACATCTGCCTGGGATGCGGCTGTGGCCATTCTATGCACAAGCTCCCCCCATCCTTTTTGATTCTGATCCACGATTGCTTGATATATGGTTTTTAACATCGAATAATAATTACCGCCTTTCCATGCATTTGCAACATCTTGCATCGTTTTATTTTCCCCGGCTTGCAACCCAATATTATCTATTTCTTTACTCACTCTTGCTGCCCAGGCGGCCTTTTCCGCAATCGTGGCAGCTAAAGATTCATAAGGGCCCCAATCGTGTGATACTATTTCTTGTAATTCATTCGGTGCTAATAAGAAAAATGTAAACCTTTTGTTTCTTGGTGTAAGTGGTTTATCACTTCTTCCCCAAGATGCCATACTTTCAATACCTCTGGCCTGTAATTTTATCCATAAATTATTCGTTGTGGAATTGTGTAAAGATGAAGGACACCAAATTGGAGAAACATCGTCTATATCTTCACTTTGAGGCTTGGTTCCTGATGCATCCGCAATAGCATCGTTCTTTTTATTACCCGATTGTGTTGTGGCCCCCCTGTCTTTCTTTGCACTCTCATCTATTTTCTTTCGGTATTGTCCTTGATTTTTATTCTGGTTACCTGAAAGATCTCCATATACATACTCATAATTAGGATCAAGACGGTTGAGAGCATCTATAGCGTCATCTACTGCCATATTTATCATCCTCTAAACTGTATTTTGTAAAACAATATACCAAGCCACCGGCGTTGACATTAGTGTTGGTAATGGGTCGCCAGGTGCACCACCCGGGCCTAATTCATTTTTGTTGACCTGTATTGGTGCAGTATTAAAAGTATTGGAGTTCATACCTACAGGAATCGGCACAGGCCCTTGTTGTTGTAATCCTCCCGTCGTGAGGGAAGCACTTAACTTATTTAATAACATTTCCTGACTTTCCAGATTTCTCAATCCATTACCTATTTCACCTCTAATTGGTGCCCCAAGTTCACCTCTTGTGAGGGGAACTCTTCCACCTCTTTGAAATCCCATCAGAGCTCCGGCACCTAAACCACCAAAAGTAAAATTACTTGCGAATTTCATCAGAGTTCCAATTGGGTCGCGAAGCAATGCTGCCATTCCGCCGGGCAAAATACTATTGAGTAAACCGGCCGTTCCTTTCGGTGTTACCCACTCACCAACCGAGGCAGCAATAAGTCTATTGTCAATTCCTTTGCCTGGAATGGTTTGCCCACCAGTAATTTTTCCCCCTGTCTGCGCTCCAGCAATTTGACCTCTAAATCCCTCCTGCTTCATCATTCTTTTTGCCAAATCATTTATTTCGGAATCGGACAAATCAGCAACTTTTCTATTTGATAGATGTGGGGCTACTCCACCACCATATCCACCACCACTCCATTGTTTCAATCGTTCATCGACAGTTTTACTGCCACTTTTAGTTTTTAATGCCTCTTTCATTGCAGCAAAACCGGCTTCTGGTGTTGGAAATTGCAGAAATGTACCACCGTCTGCTGCCTTAACACCACTATTTGTCGCGCCATATTTTTGTTTCAGATAATCGGTAAAATCTGTTCCCTGATCTTTTATATTGCCTGGATTATTCAATCTTTCCGCTACATTAAGTTTTCCTCTTGCTCCAGTTGTTCCTGCAGGCCCGGCGGGCCCTGTTCCTACACCTTTTGTTCCTACACCTTCTGTTCCCATACCTCGCTTTTGTTTCATTTTTTCGAGTATTTTTTTTCTATATTCAGGATCTTCTCTTATGCGTCTATGTTCTTCTTCTTCAATGGGCTTTCTTCTTTTTTTCTCCTCCTCCTCAATGTCTTTTAATCTTTTTTCCATAGCCCTTCGGGCAGGAGTTGCCAAGCCAAAGCTCGCGATGTCTAAACCATATTCTAATGCTTTATCTTTGATAGTTTTCAGAACAAGATCAAATAGATTTCTAAATTTCTCAACTACCCAATCTGTAAAAATTTCCCAATCCTTTTGAAATTCGGGATCTTTAATAAGATTTTGTATCAGGGCCCCGGCACCCAAAGCAAGTAAACCAATAGCAACGGGAAGAAGTAGCGGGGCCAGCATTGTCATAAAAGAGCCCATAAGCCCCGCAATTGCACCAATAAAAAAGGGCATCATCCATTTCATAGCATTCCACATACCACCCAGAGCGCTTCTACTTATTTTTGCGAATGGCTTCGTAAGCCATTTTCCGATACCTTTTGTTTTCTGCCATAACCAGAATTTCGCGGCCTCTAATTTCATCTGAAGCCAATATTTTGCCCTATCTTTTTTATCCTTTACCCAACCTATAATTTTTTCTTTGGCTTCTCTTTTCTTTTGATATACCCATTCTTTACCGGCCTGATACAGCCAATTTTTAATTTTGAACAGAGCGGTCAACCCCTTTAGAGATTTGAATATTTTCTGGAATGGTAAAATTATTATTTTTTTGAACTGCAAACCAACTTTATCAAAGAATTTTTTAATCGGGGCCATAGAGTATAAACTTTTGGCTATTTTCCATAAAGCCTCACCTACACCAATCGCCGCATTTTTAAGAGTGACAAGAGAATCTCTTGCCAAATCAAAAATTGGTGCCATATCTCCCAATATATCGTGAAGCTGTGATTCAAAAAAACCCGTGATCCTGCCTATTCCTTCTCTTATTGTGGAAAGAACTTTAAGGTTCCAAAAACCATACCAAGCTTTTAAAAATGTTCGGCCCCAAAATCTCTGTAAGAGCCATTTCTCGACCTTTTCTCTTACTGTTACTGTTCTTCGTAGTTCTTTATAATATCTTTCAAGTTCCGCTTTTCTTTTTTTATCTTCCTTTTTTTCTTCATCTGTTCTATATTTTTTATCTAATTTTTTTGTTTCTTCTACTTTTTTCTTTTCTAATTTTTCAAGTTTATCATACAGATCTTCAGGACTTTTTACTCTTTTAGTACCAATGACATCCTTTGGCATAGACTTCTCTATTTGTTTCTGAAATTTTAGAAGTTCCTTTGATGCGGATGCGGCGAAGGCCTTACTAAATTCTCTAGCAAAGTCTTGCATTTCTTTTGGTAATGCTTTGGCTGTAGCCATATATTATTTCCCCTGTTTCTGTGTTTTATCTGGTTGTTTCATAGCATCTGCTTTTTGTTTCATATCTTTTATAACGAGATTGAGAAAGGCCTCCCTTTCAAAATCTGGTAAGAGGTTGCTTTCCTCAATACTTATATTCGCCCGGCTTGCTAAATAATATTGCTCCTCTGTAATAACGTGCAAGCTCGTGCCACAACACAATGTATAAATTAGAAGAAAAAATCTTCAAGTGGAACATCTCTCTTTGACTTATGATGGCATTGAGGACATTCTATATTAATGGAAAAGTCAACACCAAAATCATATTTTTCAAACCATTTTGGTAATTTTACTTCTTCCTGTTCTGTAAGGGCATCCAATAAATAAACTCTATCTTCGATGCTCAAATCTGTTTCTTCACCGTCCGGTGTAATAATTCCCTTTATTGAAAGGGCGAGAATGGCGGTCATTGTCTGAATAGCCTTCTCGGCATCCGCGGCCTCTGGATAAGTATTTTTTACCCATTCCATCGCCTGTTTTTGTATTCCTCTCGTAACCAGAGACATTCTCACTTTAATTCTATCATTTACTTCCACAATATCAGGTTCAGAAATTTCCTTCTCTACTATTTCAGGAGAAATCTCTTCGGTTTTAATTTCTTGGAGAGGTTGAGATTTCTTTTTCTTTTGTGCCGGAGGAGTTTCCGACCCTTTAACTTTCTTTTTCCCAAAATCAAGAAGCTTTACAGGCATTTCAGAAAGATTTACTGTTTGTAGTGATTGGCTGCCACAACTTGGACATATTGTTTGAAATTGATATGTATTCCCCTTCGTAACTTTTCTAATTTCCAGTAATAGAAAAAATCTATCTTGTAAATATAAATCACTTACTTTAAAATCTTCTCCAATAACACACCCCTCCAGAATTTCATCAAGGGCAGTTTCAATAATTGCCTGATCTTCAGCATTTTCATACATTAATAATTTTTTAATTTGACCTGTTGTAATTGGTTTGAATTTTACAGTTTTACCGTTTCCTGGCAAAACAGTTTCAAATTCATACACATTGATATACCTTTTAAAATTTGACATAAAAACCTCCTTATAGTGGTATCTTCCCTCTTATCGCCTCTATATTCAAGTCCAAAAGACTTCTTCCGCCCCTTTGTAAGAATGTTGCAAGAGCACCGGGTTCTCTCTCCGTTATTGTATGATATTGATATGAAAAAGTAACATCAAATTGAACCAAATCATTCGTCTGATAATCTAATTGAATTTGTCCAATACTTTTTGGCCAAGCCCCATAAAGTTTAAAACAGCAAATTGTGCTCCCAGTATCAAAGCCTAAAAGATGAATATCTTGATCAACCATATAGGAAACTGGTTTACCATAGATATTGGCTTGTGGATTATGTATTATTTTTTGCCAGGCCCAAAATCTTGTAAGAATTTTTGCATCATTATCAACTATGAATGTCACACTCCAATCCCCATCAGACCTCGTTGAGGCCATCTTGAATTTCTGGCCAACCCAATAAGTTTGAATTTCTTCCAATGTAGAATCTGGTAATGATGTAGATTTTACAAGATATGGAAAATTTGATGTAGAATTATTCAACAAGAAAACATCTGTGGCTGCGCCCAAACCTTCAACCGCACCCTTTTTGAGGATTTCATCCGTGGCCCCACTACTCAAATCCTCTATGGTTTTCATACCAGATAATACACCCTCGGCGGCCGCCTTCAAAATATTACCAAAATTTGGGAACTGAAGATTTACATAGAATAAATACTGCCTGGCACCACCAAGAAATCTGGATTTATAGGATTGAATATCAATATTAACCTTCATTTTGTCAACATCCCCGCTACTTTTTCATAACCTCGCTTTATCGCGTCTGACAAAGATGTAGACGGTTTTGTTTCCAGTTCCATTTTATAGAAAGAAAAAACCACATTCATTGTCAGAATTTCAGCTGAGGCATAATCAAAGGTAATATTACCAACTGATTTCGGCCAGCATTTTCTCAAAACAAAAGATTTTACAATATTTCCTGAATAATCTATCATATGAACCTCTTGGTCTTGCATATACATTCTTGATGACGATCTTCCACCATCATTTTTTCCCATTGATGTTCTCTGAATCAGATTTTGCCAGCTATACATTCTTTCGATAATATCACCATTAATATCAACATTCATATCAACTGTCCAATCACCATATTTTCTATAACCCGCTATCTTGTAATCAAGGTTCTGCCACGGAATTGGAATTTCATCAAAGGACGCCTCTGGAATAGATGTCGCCTTTACCAAATATGGCCATTTATCAAAATCTGAACCCAATCCATATGTTGTAAGAACACTATTGGCTGCTGGCACAAACCACTTCTTCCACCCATCTGTACTTGCGGACATAAAAGATGAACCAACTTCCTTAGTGGCCGCGGGTGGCAACTTCAAAAGAATATAAAACAAAAATTGTCTGGCTCCACCAGAAAATCTTGTCCTATATGTATCAACATCAAATAATATCTCTGGCATCCTTCCTCCAAATAAAAAGGTCTGAAGAGTTCAAGTACCCTTCAGACCTTTCGATCCATTAGTTTCTTCACTAAGCGTGGTACGGGTTATAAGTATTTATATAATACCTATTATCCGAAAGTCACCGTTGCACCGTAACTTACATTATCAGAAATATGATATATGTAGGTAAATGTCATATCAAATTGAACAACATCGTTTGCGGAGTAATCAAGTGTGGCAGTTCCAACTGATTTTGGCCAAGCCCCAAAAAGCTTATACTTCATAATGGGCTTGCCATCGTAACCCAAAAGCTCGAGTTGCTGATCCACCATATAGAGATTTGGTGGTGTATACAAATTCGTTGTTGGATCGTGAACAAGCTGAGCCCATTGCATAAACATCTGCTGAATTTTTGCATCAATATCTACATTGAAAGTAACTGTCCAATCACCATAGGTATACTTTCCAGCAAATTTAAAATCAAAACCTTGCCAGTTTGTCATAATTTCATCAGATGTTGTCTCCGGCAAATTTGTGGCTCTTACAAGATATGTTGCCTTTTCCGTATCTGTTCCTGCTACACCAGCTGGAAACATTGGTTTGTAGTAGAATAGATATTGTCTTGCTCCACCTTGAAATGATGCCCTATAACTGTCAATATCAAATCTTGGCATTGTTTATTCCTCCAATTATTCTTACGCTCCCGTTGATGCTCCGGCAAGCTCCGTAAAGGAAGCGCCGGTCTTGGTTGCAATAAAGTTCAAAACGATAAATTCTGCGGCCCTTGTAGGCTTGATATAAATATCACACCAGAGTTCGTTTCTGTCAATTCTTTCCGGTGTATTATTTGTTTCATCACAAACAACCATATAATCGTAAATACCTCTTCTGGAACGAACATCTCTCAAGAATGGGTCAATCATATTAACCAAGAGAAGTCTTGTAAGATCATCGTTTGGTTCGAAGAGAAAATATTTTGCTGCGGTGGCAATTGCCTTTTCGAGGACAATGAAAAGCCTACGAACATTAATCCTATTGAAAGCAGATTCTTTATCGAGAAGTGTTTTCTGACCCCAAACAACTTTTCCCTGTCCGGCAAAAGATACAAGTGGGTTAATACCCGCTTTATAAAGAATATCTCTCTCTCCGAGAGTTGGGTTCCAAGCAAGCCTCCTGACATTTCCAAGAAGCGCTCTATTCAGACCGGCAGGAGCAAACCAAGGATCGGAAACATTATCTGTATTTGCATAAATCCCGGCAATAAAACCGGAGGCCGGAATCCATCTATATTTCCCATTCCACTTATCATAAATCTCAATCCAGTTTCCATAAATGGATGCATAACTGGTATTCTCATTCAATGTACTTTGTCTATATGTTCTAAGAGAAGTGGCTTCATTACCGGAGTTATTGATGACAGATTCATAGAGACAATCAAGAACAGCAATACAATCTTTTCTTGTTTCTGCAATTGAAACAAGATATGATTTTACTGTAGTTGATTTATTAGAATCAATAAATACATTGACATCAATTTCTTCTGCATTCGCATAAAGGTCAATGTCATTCATAATAAGTGCATCTGTTACTTGATCTCCCTGATCATCTGCACCACCACCAAATAATTGATAATTGGAAGTTGAAATTGTGATGTCCTGATTTTTCTGTGTTTCATTCAGAGAAATTCTAATATAAGATGATTGTGAATTGATTTTCGTTTCTGCAAAGAGCTTCTGACCCTGATCATCAACTATATCTTCATCGGTAGAAACATTCCAATATTCTTTTACCACATAAGATGTTTCTCCCTGTGGTTTTACTGATACAACAATTAAAAATGATTTGCTGCTGAGAAGCGGGCTATCAATTGCCGAAATGTCTGGATAGGTTTCCCAATCTGAATGGCCGCCCGATGCTATTTGATTATAAGTCGTATAATCAATAACGGCTACTTTGATATTGTTCCCCCAGGCGCCTCTTGAATCTGCAATAAGATAGAACGGGAAGCCCGCAATAGGAGAAACATCATCTGCGAAATTATCGGGGTCTTGACTTGCAAGATCGCCCAATTTGAGGGCATCGGCCACAGAGAAAGGTGAAAATGTTGCTTCTGATCCACTTACTGCCATAGTTCCGGCGAAGGTTGCTGAGACGGGCATCGTTCTCGTGCAGTAAAGTGAGTTACCATATCTCAAATAACCCGTGGCCGAAAGAATATCTTGATAACAATTCGCTATATTCGTTGGTTTTCCAAAAAAATCTATCAATTCATTTGTGGTCGTTATCAGCGTTTTCTTTCTTTCCGGCCCTTTATAAGTATTTCGCAAAATAATTGCGGCAATAGAAGTGGCTACCGCTGGAATAGTAGTAGACAAATCTATTTCATTTACATCTACGAGTGGTGACAAATAAAATGCCATTTTATTGATCCTCCGAGTTTTTTCCTTATATATTTATGGATATTTCAATAATATTTATAAAAATTTAACCGATTTCATATCTATCGTACATAAATGTTGCAGAACCTTCGAGTACGGCCTCCCCATCCCTCATAGAAAGAGTAAGCTCTCCGAGCTGCTGTATCCAAACATTTTTAAAATTTATAGCGAGGACACTCCCACCGAAATTATCGGATATTTGAAGTGATGCGTCAATAACCATCTCATTCGGTATAACACCAAACCTATCCTTGTTATTATTTATATAAAATATCCAATTTGTCAGAGCTTTCCAGTTTCTAAATTCCGAATCTACAATAAAATTGACTGTCCAAGAGTCAAAAGTAAGCTTTCCAATCTGTAGTTGTAATCTGCCACCCTGCCAGGGAGCTTCAACATTATCAAGTGCCAAGCCGGGGATGACGGTTCCAAACAAATTCAGCTCAAGTTCAGCAGTCGCAGCACGGGATGTCTCCGATGGTAATACGGGAAAAACCAGCTTAAAATTGGTGGGGGTCGCCCTGTTTACATTTACCGATAATGCCATTTTTACCCCTTATGGATCCCAAATTCCTCTGCCAGGGAAAATCTCATATCTTGACAGTATTCCTGCTGTCTCATCGTACCCAAGCGCTTCCACATAAACAGCCTCAGCATAATTCCCGCTGGCACCAGATGTGAAGGTGGTTTCTGTTTCAGTTTCCATTGCGCCCTTGGTCGTATAAATCCTGGCCATCGCCTTTTCGATGAGTTTGTTTCCTGCGACACCTTCCTCTGATATCGGAAGTATAAAATATCCCTGTATTGTAAATGTCAATGTCCATTTCAACACTCTCCAATCCTCTTCTCCCCAATCTTCCATAATATCCGGTGTGGCACTATTGAAAACAACCTTCAATTCGATATTGGCATCCAATTCCGGAACACCAATCCTTATCATCGTAAACGGATTGAAAAATGGTAATATCTGCTCCAAAATCTGGTCAATGTCAACAATGTGAAGTGCCCAGATGTTCACATTGAGAAGAAAATTATACGGTACAAGGTTCTTGACGATTTCCTGTGTAGCCTGCTCATAGTCCTTTGACACAACAATATCGACATTCTTGTTTCCAAGTCTCGTACTGTCATAATCTATTGACATAAGAGTTACGGAGATAATGGGGAGTTGTTCTTCTGTGGAATATTCCTTGACCCAGTAATAGGCCTTTTCCTTTGGGCCAAATTTTACAGGAACAAGTACGGTCTTTGTAATATTCCCGTCATTGTCATACCTCGCCACATATATCTCGTTCAACATATCGAGAAATTGTATAAGAGTTTTTCTGAAAATTTTATAATAATAGTATGTTCTGGCCATTATTTCTTATCGCCTTCACCCTCTTTCTTTTCACTTTTCTTTGCTTCATTTTTCTTTTTATTCAATTCTGCTGAATATATTGATATAGCCTGGGCAATATTGACTAAGGCTTTTCTTGCGTCTTTCAATTTTTTGGTATCAGCAACACCGGGCCCGAGCTTCTCAAAACCTTGCTGTTGAGTTTGAATATCTTTCGCATCTTTCTCTAAGTCTTTCCACGATGCAATCTTCTTCTCAATTTCGGAAGCGGATAATTTTCGTGCATCCGCGGCATAAACCTTTTTCCAGACCCAACTCATAAGACCCTCGGAAATCTGAGATTCGTATATTTCCTGTAGTTTTTTAACTTCCTCTGTATCATTCGTAAAATATCCCATTTCTATTTCCTCCTACCAGTTCTTCTCCAATGTAAAATTTGCCCTTGAAAAT